GTTATTGATTAGTGCTTAACTTCGCCGCCGTTATGGATCTCGATAAGCTGATTGATAAGCTTGTCGGTGGATTCCTTCATCATCTTGATTGCTTCGGGATCCTCTTTGACCATCAGCGCAGTCGCCACAACGTTGTAAACCGCCTCCATCACATCACGGATGTATTTCATTTCTTCTTCGCCGTCTGCCGGATTGAGCGGCTTAACAAAGTCCTTCATGGCGAAAGTGATGCGGTGTACAAAAATACTCATATGAGCTTCGCATGCCGCGCTAATCATTTCTTCATTGGTGATGTTTTCCATTTTGATATCCTCTCTTTGTTGACTTGATGGAGGCATTATAACACCTCCATTTTCACTTGTTTAGCTATTTGTGCTGTTTACAGAAATTCTTTGTATTGGCGGCGAACCCAATCAGGAGTAGTAAGCGAAACCTCCGGCGCTCCGTTTGCGTATGAAGGCCAGATGTTATGCGCCTGGCACATTGCAAACTGATTGATTACGCTCATGTACTGAATGCGCCCGATCTTGAGTTGCTCGCTGTTCATTCGGTACGCCAGCGGCAAGTAAGGCTTTTTCTTCTCCTGCGCCAGAAGTCGAACCACTACGGGGCGCGTTTCGTTCGGGTAAGCCTTGCGGAATAAATCATGCTGCAAGGCCATTTTTAAATAGTAGCCGTGATTGAATGCCAGGCGCTCAAATTCAAGAGGATTGGCGCTCATTGTGGTTTTATAGTCCGTGATCACAATAGCCTCAGGATAAATAACGTCCTCGCAAATCGGCTGTCCTTTGTCGTCATATCCAGTGATTAGCGTAAACTCTACGTTTTCGCATTCGTCAATGTGATCAAGTCGTACTTTAACCTTAACGCCATTGATAACACCGAAAATCGAAAGCTCGCGCTGTGCTGTTGGGCTATTCATGCACGCATTGTGCTCTGGTATCGACTCAAGAACCTGGCGCATGGCTACGCAAGCGTCATAATCTTTTGCGTTTACAAGCTCAACCCCAGCCGCACGCGCTTCGGATTCTGCGATCATTTCAATCAGCCATTGAACCTGCAAATCCTCACCACAATCAACCATCATCTTAATCAGATCTGGATACTGCTTCCCGCTTGTACCTTTCAGGCCGAAAGATTTCAATTTCGCAGCGAGAGCCGTTTGGCTGGTAATAAGATCTTTGAAGTCCTCCGGCGCTGGCGCTCTGCGATATTGAGCCTCAAACAGTGCCTTGCTCTCAAAGTTTGTATGCGACTGAGTGCCGAAAATTAGCGGCTTTGCGTTTTCGTCTCGCTCCTTAAATTTCCAGGATGCGGGGGAGGACTGGAAAACCTCAGCCAGATTCGATCCGCTTGTGTACTCAGCCGTCCAGCTATTCGGATCGTGATAAACCTCGTTCGGCATTTCTGCGCTAGTGAAAACTTTAAACTCACTCATTCTTTCGCTCCTGTGTGTTGGTATACGTGCATTGTAGCCATTTGTGGCGTTTAGTCAATACCTTCAATTGTTTTTTCTGTTCTCGAAACACATCTTTCAACCTCGATAACAAAATCAGCTCTTAAGTGAATGATTTTAAACGTCGTTATTTTTTGTTTCATTGTTCACGGATTTGCGGTGGGGTTTATATAAATACACACATCAAATGGATAATAGAGATATCAAGACTAAAGAAAGCCAGTACATCAATTAACACTGAAACACTGGAAACAATAAATAACAATATACAAATACATATAAACTAAACTATTGATTTTATTATATATTATAGATGATTTATTTTGTTTTTTCTGTTCTGAAACGTTGTGCGATTCTGCGGTGGGCGCAATAGAGAACATCGAGAAACAAAAAGAACAATCAAGGTAAGGTTTTGCATTTGCCATTGAAATGATTACGCCGCGCCTGTATATTAAATGCACTTAATAAGCAAACTAGAGAGGTGGCATTATGCCTGGTCTTCAAGCCTGGGATGCAAGCGGAAACCTGGTTGTCGATCTTGGCGATTTCAGTACGCGCTTTGTTGTCCGGCAAAACATTTCATTCCCGCGAACTACTCGCGCGGTTTCTTTCAACGTAGCTGGGCTGACTGGTTCCAACTCGTTCGCGGTTGTCATGGCGGCATCTGCTGGCGCTGTGTATAAACCAAGCTATGCAGCCGTGACGAGAAACGGCGGCGTTGATGTTCTTTACCTGCCAACAAGCAATCCGCTTGTTGATCAGACTCTTACCATTGAAGTTTACATGTTTAACTAGGAGGCTTTATGTCAGGCTTTGAGGTACGTAATAACGCGGGTGTTGTCCTGATCAACTCAGATCAAAAGCATACGATCTTTGATTCTATCTACACTCCGCAACCGCTAATTGACGTTGGGGCTTACAGCCTAAGCACGCCATTTGGCAACGTTAAAGCCCTTGGCAATCTTCGCGATGGTGATAAGCGCAAGGATGGCTTTCTAACCTGGATTCAGTTTACAGGTAATAACCAGTGGGGCTACCCTGGCGCGGATATGTTCAGCACTAACGCAATCAGGATAATCAGGACTTCGAGAAACAAGGCGCTTACGTCAGGCTATCTCGACGTATTCGACGCTTCCGGTAATCTTGTTTGGACTGCCGCTAGCGCCGCAACAATGCCTCGAATAATGGGATTCCTTGACGTTCCGGCTTCATTCAACCTTGAGGCTAACGTTGCCTCAGTGACTCCAGGTTTTAACCCATTCTTTCTCTGGGATGCCTGCTACGGCGAATGGAGCGACGACGGAGAAACGCAGGGTTATTCAGGAAACCTCATGCGCTGGACTGGTTCGCAGTTGCAGACATACTGGATCAGAAGAAACCAGCGATCTTTCTCTGAAATATTTAACGGGCGCGGAAACCTCAAAATACCATACGCAAAATTCCAGGGTTACAACTAACCGCACAAATTGCTAAAACAAGCCACGCAAATGGGGCTATACTCATTTCAACTTAACGAAACGAGGAAATGCAAATGAAAAAAATCATGCTCGCTATGGCTCTTGTAGCTCCCTTAAACGCTATGGCTTTGAACGTTAATATCGGCTATCCGGTTGAAGCTTCCAGAATGTCTCTTACTGGCTCAACCGTCGCCGTTGTAAACTGCTCAGATCGGACGTTGAAGATTGAGGAGAGCACAAACGCGATCTTTGATAAGCACTTGCGAAAATTCAAGCACGTAATGTGCTACGGTGACGCTAACACGTATACCCTTCGATTCGAGTGGAAGCGCGGCGATGAATACAAGCTTGATATGATCACCAAGCAAACAAACAGAATCCCTGTTGACCACAACAAATTGATGTAAAAAAAGAGGGAGCCGCAAGGCTCCCTTTTCTGTTAGAACAACCCCATTCGAACCCTCAAGACACCATTACCATCGTAAACCGCGATAATGTTATTGTTAATGGTCAGTCTGCCATTTCCGGCGCTGCCATTGATCTCAAGGTTTCCGTTTTTGTCCAGCCTCCAACCGGACTTGCCAGCAACATAATTATTTGACTGAATCACGTTACCAATCATTGCGTTGGTTATAGAGCCGTTTTTAATTAGCGCCGTATTCATGATAACCGTTCCATTATCAACTACAAACGGCAATGTGTAGCTTCCTCCCTGCCTAGTCATTACCCCGAACCTCGCCGCATCAACCAGGAATTGAGATTTTATCTCGCTACCTGACTGGATTAGCGATAGCGAAACTCCAGCCGTGTACTCAACACCAGCACGTTTAATCCCAAGCTTGAGAGCGTACTGAGCACCTATAGATCCGTTGTCTACCCAAGAGTCAAGCTTCTGAGTAATTGCCGATTCAGTTTTACCAACACGAGTTGACAACGCAGTGTCAGCACTGGATCTCGCTTGAGTCTCGCTCGCGATAGACTGATCCAACCTCGTGACGTTTGAGGATAAATCCTGCTTAACGCCATTGATCTGCCCTGTAAACTTGGAGTCAAGAGAGCTAACCGCTTGAGTCCTTGCCTCAGTCTCTTTTGCAATCGCTTGCTGTGCGCTACTCACGTTTGCGTTTGTCTTTCCGATCTCTGTTGTGAACGTAGATTCAAGCTGCTGAACCTGGCTCGCTCGCGTCTCCGCCTCGTTAGAGATAAGGGTTTTAACCTCTGTAATGTTAGAGGAGATACCCTCGTCAAACTCAGTGCGCAGAACATCAACCGCCTGAATTCGCGCCTCAGTCTCGTTAGCGATAAGCTCCAGCGCCTGTCCGTGCTCCGCTTTACGCTTCCCGTTTTCTACTCGGTTCCAGCGTAGATTAGTATCAATAGCTAGCGCATTCTGGATCACGCTTTGCGCCTGGTCTTTAACCTTGTTTGCAGTATCTACGGCATTCTCTTTGAACTCCTCAAACCCAGCAGAGTTTAAAATATCATCAAGAATGTCGCCTAAAACATCATCAACGTTAGTTGACGACATACCGCGCACAAAGTCAGTCCATGCAGAAACGTTTCCGATCCTGTCAACACTTCGCACTCGATACCAGTTGATATATCCAGGTGGTAACGTTGCGTGCCAATACTCCATTTGAGGATACGGAACGAGAGTTAGCAGTGTTGCGTTTTCTTCGCTAGCCATTCCGTCTACGTCCGGCGCTTGCTGTAGCTCTATGTAAGCAGTATCTCCAGCACCCTCCGGCATACCCCACTTGACGCGGATCCCAAATATCTCATTATCTGAGGCTGTCAAGTTAATAGGCATTTTAGGCTCTCCAACCTTGCCAGTTAATGCGGCGGAAACAACGCCAGACCAAGGCGATGTGCTTCCAGAAGCGGATACTGATCGAACCCTTACAAAGTAGTTGCCTGAGTAAATACCCTCAACGCTAACCTCTTTGTTTGCAGTCTGAGGAACGTTTAGCCAGTTGCTATTGTCCTTTCTCCATTGCACATCGTACAAGCTTGCGTATTCGACTTTATCCCAGCTAACAACCATCGTTTCTACGCTCTGCCCCTGAACAATGCGAGAGTAAGAGGACACCTGCACATTTTCAGGCGCTCTCATCACTCCAGGGTTTACAATGCTTGTTGGCCTGTCGTCAATGTTCACTCCGTAATCAATCTCGTCGTACTTGTTTGGATCGTATTCGACCGCCGTTATTGAGTACGTGAATTGCTCCGTATCGTCGCCCCTTGTTATTCCGGTAACAACGTACTGCTGCAACGCAAGATCAGTCCTGTCGATTGCGAAAACCGTGTCCGGCTTAACGTCGAAACCAAAGCCAACGTTTAACTCAATAGTTTTCCCGTCTGCGCTAACTCGTGAGATAGTGCGCTTAACTGGCTTTCCGTCCGGCTTGTTTATCAGGATAAAATCACCAGGCCGCGCATCAACTCGGAACGGGAGGAAAACTTGCAGCCCTGAAACCTCCATGACGCGCCCCGAAAGATTCAGCGTCAAGTTACTTGACCAGAAGTTATCCGCGATTGCGATCACGTCTCCGATTGTCGGGATCATACCCTCAAGACCTGTTGCAAAGTTTACCGTAGTGCTGCGCAGGTTAGTCTTGAGAATCCAGCGCCCTCGTCGGTTCGCCTCGCTGCGTCGTGTGCATCCGATTGCTGTGATACTTGTCGGATTGTGACCAAAACGCAAAGCGGCCTCAGTGTCGAAAACGCCCTCAATATCCTGGCTGTACATGTTTTGCTCGTCGTCGAAAGTCACGTTGCACTGCGTATACATGCTTTTCTCGCTAGCAAATGTGTACTGAAAATCGCCGTTTACCACGTTGTCATTGCTGAAAATGTAAGACGGATCGCGCGGCTTATCCACCACGATAGAAAGGCTCTCGCCGTTCCAAAAGCTCATACCACGGAAGATTGAGCAAATATCGCGGATAAGGTTAAACGCCTCAATCTGGCTCTGGATAACCACATCACAAAGATAGCGAGGCTCTAAACCTCCCTTGCCATCTGGAACCATCTGATCGCAATATTGCGCAGCCTCGTAGATGCTCCACTTGTCGATCTCAATCCCAAGCTCCCTTTGGTCGAGTCCGTAGCGCTGATTGGTGATCAGGTCATACAGAACCCAGGCAGGGTTATTGCTCCACGCAGTCTTGAATAAACCATTCCATGATCCGCTATAGGTGCGCGAATCTGGATCGTAGTTAACAGGAACCTTGATCAGCTTCCATTTCTTCTTGATAGAAATGTTCGGTAGCTGAGTCGGGAAAAGCTCGCTATCAAACTCAACATAAACAAGACCAGTCAGAGGGTAACGGAATTTTGCATCAACAACCTCCGCATAGCTCTGCAATCTGATCGCGTCAACAACTCGTCCTGTGTTAGAGTCCGGCGTGATTCGGCTAACGCGCAAAATCACCTGCTCGTTGAATGCTGGCAGGTCGATTCGCTGGCTGCGGTCGTAGCCGCTTTTTGTCTTGCCAGTGATCGTATCAGTCAGAACTCGCTTGAATGAGCCGCCGTCTACAGCCATATCAACCGCGTATTGCACTGATACACCAACCAGATCGCCGTTATCCTCCTGCTTGTATCCCTGAGGCATCAGGATTTTGATCCTGATAGCAGATAGTGATTTGTTTGTTACCGCAATGCTGTAAGGGTTATTCTGCGCCAGATCTCGCTGAATTGTTACTTCGCTTGACGTGTCTGAAAATCCCTTGATGTAGTCCTGCGTTTGAGTGCCTGGCCGGAACTCAGCACTAACACCGCTATAGTTAAGCGAGCCGTCTGCGTTTTGCACTGGCACGTCGTCAAGGTAGAGATTTTTTAGCGAAAACTCGCCGTCTACCTCTCCGTCTGAAACCGCCAGGAGGATCTTGATTTTGTTGATGGAGATCAGGTTATCCTCCATCTCCTTTGGCGTATACGGCTTAGAGGAGCCGCCCTTATTGCCGCTTATCATAGTTTTGGCCTCCAGTTTTAACAATTTGTGCTGTTTTGAGGTTGCATTATAGCAACCAATAAAAAACCCCGCAATGCGGGGTTTGTTTTATACTTTGTCCTCTGCATAGCTTCCTGAACTCCAGATGGCTCCTCCAACGGTTCGATAGCCATATGGAAGGGGTAATGGATAACCAGCCGCCGTGGTATTTACAGCGCCGCCGAACGCATATGACGGCTTGTTTTCCGTACTCTTCACTTCCATCTGCATACCGCCGCGCTGTGGTGATATCATCTGCATAACACCACCCAAAACCATAGCGCCACCCATCATGAACGCTGAGGAGGATAGAGCGCCCATTGCGGCAAGTGATGCGCCGCCAGTAAAGAACGCCGTAGCCATGATTGCTGCTCCTAAAACAACCTGGAACAATCCGCCAGATTTTGAGCCGGACGGGATCGGGATGATTCGAATTTCCTTTCCGCACTTCCACGCCTTTTCGTCATACTGCCCTACATTTTTCCCGTCAACAAAAACGGCGTAGTGCATACGCGAACCAACTTCACTTTGCATATAGTCTTTAAAGCCATCCAGCGCCACAGAGAGAGCACGAATCGCTTCGGGGTATGATTCAACGGCTAATTCATGAAAAACGCCGAAACGCCGCCCCAGCGAGCCGGAAAGCTTAATTCTCTTTAGTGTCTGCATTACTTTAGCTCCTTATGTCTGCAAATCATTACCGTGTGCTCCTGATACCATCCAGAATAGATATCAGATCTTGACAGCTTGCCAAAAGCATGATGCAGGATTTGATTATTGCCTAAGTAGATTCCGGCATGGTTCCATACTGGCGCTTGAAGCTGCATTATGATCATATCGCCAGGCTCCGGCTCCTTACCTGTTGGAATGAAACCCTCTTTCAGATAGTTCTCCTGATATAGATTTTCGCCATATTCAGGCTTCCACCACTCGTAAGGCTTGCGGAAGTCATTAAGGATCACGCCCTGCTCTTTGTGCCACGCCATAATCAAGCCCCAGCAATCATACGATCCTAGCGACCACGGGCGACCAATCAGAGGACGCGTTGCAGGTTCAATCATTCTCATATCACCCTCTGGAAGCGATACGATAACCCAAGTCACGCCCATTTCGTCACACATGCAAGTATCGTGTGCGCTCGGTAGCGTTGTTGCGCCGTCTCCGGTGTGACTGTGAACGATTGCGATAATCTCATGATCCCCTCCCTCAATCTCTGCGTACTCGTCTGCATCCATCAAGAAATGATTTTCTGGATCATCATGCACGTTATTGATTCGGTGATATCGCTGGACGCGTGACTTTTGGGTTACAACCCCGCAACACTCAGCGGGGTATACGTCCTGCGCGTGGCGCATTATTTCCAGTTTAATTTTTGCGCTAATCATTGGTAGCTCCTTAAAAGTGATGCGACTGCGCAGCCGCCAAAATCTAACTCTTGATCCGCGCCAAAACGCAACTTACAGGCCGTTACTGTTCCCGCGCATTGGTCAAGGCTCGGATCTGTTACAGGGTTATTGTCCTTGTCGAACATTCGCGATCCGTTGTAGCTGCAACCCTTTCCGCTTCGATACCATCCACGTTGCGCCCAATAGCAAACGCTTTGAGTGATTCGTGGCGGGATCATTATTCCATCCATATCATATGGAGAGGTTAGCTCGAATCTGGCTATGCTCTTATTGCAGTAGCTAGGGCGCTCGACGTAGTAGACAAGCTTGCGATAAGCGCCGTCTTTTACGCTGCCGTCACTCTGAATCATTTCTTTTGACGTGACCCATATTGTGACCTTTGCTTGCATCATGCCGTTGTAAGCACGAATCAATGCCGATACCTGGCTGTCAATGTTTGACAGTGTTAGTTCCGGCTTTCCGGCTTTGCCGTCACTTGTAAAGCTGATACCAGTAATTCCGAAAGGACGCGCTCCGTATGCCTCACCCTGGAAGATAATCTCCTTTGGCGGTAGCGTGCCGCTCTCAACCGCTTTCATGATCTCCTCCGGCGTGTATTGCACATTCTCATTATGGAATCGGTAAACGCCAGCGCCAAACTTTGTACCGTCAACCTCTACCAGTGTCATGATCTCGCCAGGGTAAAGGCTCTGTAAGCAGTTCTCAAATTCTTCTTTACCTGTAGCCATTGATAGACCTCCTTTTGTGATAATTGCATATTGTAGCACCAATAAAAAAGCCGCACAAAGGCGGCTTTGATTATTCCATGCTGGTAAATTGCTCAACGAAAGTCGCCGCTACCTCCTGAGCGGTTGGGGAGATTGGCTTGGCTGCGATAGTTCCAGATTTAACCCTGAACAATCCAGCCTTTCCATCAGGCGCAATCCACGCGAAAGGTTTAACAAGATGCCTTTGCATGAAGCTGATCACATCCATGTAATCAGCACCAGCGTAGATAACACTAAAGCTGCGCTTCGTCATGTTTAAACCAGACGACGCAACTTGCGTGTATCCATTCCCAAAAACAACCTCCCTCACGGTGTCCTCAGTCGTCATGCTCCCTCCGCCTCCCTGCGTTTGGGTACACCATTTAAACATCTCCAGGTTAGCCAAAATTACCTCCTTTCCATAACGAAATTATAAATGCTGCCGCCTTGACCCATTTCACGCTTGAGCATATCAGCAACAAGCATTCTAACACCAGTTTCAAGACCTTTTGGATCGCTCCCGTTGTTGATATCAACGTTGATATCACCGAACGAGTAAGCAAGTCCAGCGCCGCCAGTTGAAGCCCTGCTGTAACCTGAGCCGCCAACGCTGCCGCCGTTTGCATATCCACGCATCAGGCGGTAAAGGTTACGAGCGCCGATTCGCTGCGTTGCTTCCTTAGTGAAAACAAACTCGCCTTTGTGAACAATGCCAGCCGGATCATACTTTCCGCCGTCGCCAGTGTACCCACCAGACGAGAAGCCGCTCATTAGCGATCCCATTGTCCAGGTTGAGCCGCCCATCATGCCGGAAATGCTATTGAAGATAACCATCTTTGTGATCATCTGAACAATCATGCTAATGATCGATTTTGCAAAGTCTTTGAAGCTGGCTTGTCCAGTAGTCAAAAAATCAGACATTTGTTGCGATAGGCCGTTTAGCGCCTGGCTCGCAATGTTGCCGATATTATCATACATGTTCATTGCTTCCTCGCCGTACTCCGCAAAGGCATTTTTAGCGCCAGCCAACCAATCAGCACGTTTAGCATCTTCCTCTTTATAGCGATTGTCTAATTCATCCATCATTGCGGTGAGTTGCGGATCTCCTTCCTTGCCTCCTTTGGCAAGATAATCAGCCTCAACCTTTGCACGTTCCTCCGCTCTTGCTGCTTCACGTTCACTTAACCCTCTGGTTTTGGCTAGTGCTTCCGTTGCTGCTTTCTGCTGCTGGATAAACTTGATTGAGCTATCTTGCAACTGATTAAGGCGCGTTTGCGCAACAATCTGATCGCCCAAAATAGCTTTTTGTTCAGCCATCGCCAGGATCTTATCTTTGTTTGCTAAAATGCTTTTTTCTTCATCAGTAAGTTGCCGTTTTGTTGAGGCTTCTTGCAAAATCTGAATTTTAGCTTGTTCAGCCCATAAAGATTTACGTTGCTGGCTTATTGTATCTGTGATCGTCTTGTGCTCTTTCAAAACTCTTAATTGAGTTTCTAGCGCAAGGATATCACGCTGATATTGTTCTTCCAGCTTATCGCCAGCCGATACCTTAGCTTTTTCAGCCTTTTGCTTTTTGTTGCGCTTAGCTAATTCCTCGGCTTCCTTCCTGATATTCTCTTTTGTTTTTGTCGCATATTGCTGTTCAACCGCTGCACGATTTTTCATCATGTCAATGTAACCCTGCTCGCCTTTTTTGACTCGCTCGTTACGTTCGGCAATTGATTTTAATAGCTCCTTGTTGTTCTCCTTAGCGTTATTTATAATATTCTGTTGCTTTGCAATTACTGAGTCACCAACACCATCAAGACCAGGTATTTTTTGCATAGCATTTGTTGCAGATATAATAAATTCACCAATGAGAATATCACCCTGATTAAGCAAATAACGAACCTGCTCAACCGTTCCGGCTACAACGTCAATGATCAGGTTAAGCGCCGCCATCGTGTGATCCCCAACCCAATCCCATGCATCTGACGCCCACTTCTTGATATCCATCCACATATCTTCAAGAGGTGTTGCGCTGTCAGCCACATCTTTCAGTCGCTTATCCATCGTTTCAGCAAATAGTTTTGTCGCTTCATCTGCTGCTGCTACCTCGCCCTTGGTTTTGCTCAGTGTATCAATATAGGTTAGCTGCCCTTCATTCAGGAAGTTGAATTTATCGTTAAGTTCGACAAGACCCTTGACAGGATCTTTTAAAATCATGTCAAAGTACCCTTTGATTTTATCGCTGCTCTCTCCTGTTTGCGCTTCCCATTCCGCAGTAGTCTTGGTAATGGTCTTAATCTGGCTAACAGTGTATTTCCCAGAGGATGCCAAAGTTGACGCGATATCCTTGATTCTTCCGGAAGTTGCGCTTGAAGTCTCGCTCAATTCATTCGCCAGATCGTCAATCTGCCCTGTGGTAGTGGCAGCATATCCACCAGTAATTACCAAAGCATTAGCCAGATCCCTTTGTGACTTCCACGCATCGAAACCAGCTTTTGCAATTGCTGCGATAGCACCAACAAGGGCAACCGCACCGATGGTTACTGGGTTAATGAACCTAGCGAGACCGCCAACCCTACCGCCAGCATCGGCTATATTATTAAAACCCTCAGCAAGATCGTTGGCGTTTTCGCTGGTTTCATCCAGAGATTCATTAATATCTACGCCCGCACCAAGGATTAAATCTTTCAGCCCCTGAAATGCATTCCCTATGCTGCCGAAAGAGTCCTTAATCTGACCGCCCTGCTGAATTGCAACCATCCAAACAGGCATACCGGAAGCAAGCGACGTTACAACGTCAGTGATCTGAGCCGGAAGCATTCGCATAGCTTGGTTATACTGACCCATTGAGATTCCAAGTTTCTGTGTCGCTTGCTCTTGCTGGCGCATTCTCTCAATGAATGGAGCCGCTTGCGCTGTAACACCAAGTTGAGCCGCTTTCATTTCCATCAGTTCGGATTGCGTCTTGCCAGCAGCAGCAGCTTGCGCCTCAAGAGCCGCAATGAATTTCTGAGCCTCAGCCGCCGCTTTAGCTTTCTGCTTTGACTCCTCGATTGCCGCCATGCCCTCAGCCGTTAACGCTTTTCTGTTTGCTGCAAGCTTGTTTGTCTGAGCCTCAATCATTTCTCCAAGCTGGAAAAATGTCTCGTCTGGAACCACTCCATTTTTCCAAAGCTTATCAAGGTCAGCCGCAGCAACCTTTAGTCGCTCCATTTTTGCCGCAGTCGGATCTATTGCGGCCTGTACGCTCTGAAATTCCTTTCTCTGCTTTGCAAGCTCTGAGGCCAAATCTTTGGCTCTCTGTCTGGCAATCTGCTCCTCATTGACGAAAGACTCAAGACCATCAGCCGCACCCTCGGAAGCGGTCTTAAAATCCCTCAGGGATTTAACTGCGTTGTTTACCTGCTGAACGTCAACGCCTAACGTCAAGCCTGCGTATTGTTCCGCCATTAAGTACCTCCAGATAAGAAAAGAGCGCCAAAAGGCGCTCGTTTATTTTCCTGCGTGCATCATTTCGAGCGCTTTACTTTCCATGATCCGCAAGTCGTTCAATGCCATTTCTTCATCGTCTATTTTATAGATTTTGAACAACATAGGCAAAACATTGTAATCAAGGCCATAAGCGCCGCCACCAGCAGATCGCCATTGAGTCTGCATTGCGCAGAATACATCCCATGACTGCATCATTGATTCATCAAATATAACTTCCGGCGGCTCCTCGCCTTCATAGTCTGCGCGGGTTAAACCTACGGCCTCAAGCTCTGCATCTGTGGGCGGCTTCTGGTAGTACAGATAAACCGCCCGTTTTAGTTTTTTACTCGCTGCCCTGCCAGAGCGCTTAAATAAGATCCCATTAGTGCCAGCGCCGCGCTAGGGTAATAATCAACTAACAGTTGCGCGTTTTCTTCGTTGAATTCTTCTTCCAGATCCCAACCTGACGCAACATTCATGATGAATTCTGGATCTTTAATGCCTTCTTTCTGGTAAAGTGCTTGAATCTCGCTTGCCTTTTTATGCTTAACTGTAAACACAATTTTTTGCTCGTTACCATCCGGCAACACAAATTTAACTGGAAGTTTGAAGTCTGGAAGCGGGGCAAGAGTCAATTTCATTTTAGCCATTGGTGTTTCTCCTTAGTGGTTAAATGTTGGGGTAATATTACATCAAATAAAAAAGGGGCGCAACGCCCCTTGTGATTAATCCTGTGATACAGGAAGGAATGTGTATCGGCCTTTCAGCGAGCAAGAAAGGGAAACAGTTTCCATTTCGTTAACCGCAGTTTGCGGGATCTCGTTGAATGACAGCACGCCAGCCCAGCAACGCATTTCCTTCGCTTTCGGTACGTACATACGCATTGCTGTGACTTCGCCGCTTTCATCTGCTTTACGCAGCAGAGGATAGATCAAGTTGTCGTACTCGTGCGCAAAGGTGTACGTCAGGGAAACAGCGCTCTTATAGGTAGGTAGCTGCTGCTCTTGATCGTCGGACAAGCACTGATAAGTATAATACTGCTGCTCGCCGCCGTCCTGCGCAAGATCCTGAACGCAAGGGATTTCAGACCACGCGTTAATCTTTGCGATCTTCGCTGTTGCTCCGGCAGGGAACACGTTGGTATCAGTGGTGTCGATACCTTCAAGCGTTGCGCTTGAGTTGCTGGAAACCTCGCTAACGCGCAGTACGCGATCAAGCAGTTTACCCCACGAGGACTCAGTTACAATGACGTAATTACCCTTTTCGAGATCGCCAGTATCAGCCATTGTGAAAACTGGCTTTTCTGCGTTGCTGATTGCGCTAGCGGAAAGCTCTGAGCCGCGAGACGCTTCGATAAAAATCTGTGAACCGTTTGGAAGATGCATGTTATTCTCCTTTTGTGTCAACTCTTACAACAAACCGGATCGGAACAATCCAGCCCGTTTCTGATTTCTGGACTGACCGGACGCTAGCGCCCTCGTAGATGTAGCCCACGTCAAGCATTTTACCATCTTTGAAAAAATCAGCAATCTCTTTTGCCAGCTTGCGCGGCTTCTCTGTTCCAGTGCCAGGCGCAAACGTGACATTGATCTGAACCATCCCCATATAAGAAACGCATTTGCGATCAAGCGACAACCTCAACGGCTCAGATTCAACGTAGTGAAACGCCAACCACATAGAGCCATCGCCAGGAGGCGTAAACTCAACGTTTTCATAGGCGATTGCGTATCTGTTTTCGTATTCGGCGGCGAATGCCTTGCGTGCCGCCAGCATGAGATCATAATCCATTTTTAGCCCTCGACTCTCTAATAGCCTCCGCCATGAATGAGCGTAAGCGAATTGCAACGATACCAACAACGCCAGCGGGAGCCTGTTTTGAGTGTCCGTATTCTAGCGCGTTGGCGTAGATAAGCATATTTGAAAAGTAGATAGCGCGAACCGCACCGCCGCCGCGCATTATGGCGCGAATGGCTCGCTCTCCGTATGCGATTGTTTTGCTTCCGTCCTTGTCGTACTGGTTGAGCGCGTATAGCGGAGGCTCGTTTGCTGTTACCTGCCAGTTTCCTCGGAATCTTCCAGTATCAACTGGCGATCCATTAACGAGCGCTTCCTGAACTTTACCGCCGAAAATATCAATGCAATCAGTTAGTCCGCTCTCAACCGCGCTTATCCACTTGTCAATATTACCCTGAAACTCTCGGATCGAATAGTTAGCCATGAACCGCAACCCTCCGCAGTATCGGGCGATAAGCAACCGTTAGCCCTGTCGGTCTGATTGGTCTTGCCTCAACGACAACATACCGCTCGCCGTCAACCTCGATCTGGTTTCCGTTCTTGATCTCAATGTCTGCGTCAAACACTCCCAGCTTGTCCGTCACACGGATTGTTTCTCCGTCAACCTCTCGGACTTTTGGCGCTCGAATAAGCCCCTTAATTGTTGTGGATTGCTCCGGCTTTTCAACCTCAACTCCGCCGACAATCTCAACGCCGCCTCCGCTAGTGATAAGCTTAAACACCCCATTACGATCACTGAAAAACGCGATTCCAGATTTAGCCATTCGTGCAATGTTAGCGTAATTCATCAGCAAGACCTCCGGCGCAATCCAGTTACAAGCCCAAACCCTCCGCCTCTCTTGCGGTTTAAAGCCTCATACATTTTCCCCCACGGAGTTTGTCGGATCTCCTTGCCTGAGGAATCTGAGGAGACGCGATCAAACGTCTGCGAAAACTCACCAGTCAGGGAGAATGACGCGACGCGCTGAGAGTATGATTCTACGCTTTCCCCTTCTTGCTTCATGGCTCCGTCAAGAGTCATGAGGTGCAAAGTGTAGAGCGCAACCGCTTTGGTGTATGAGTCCTTGAAACGCTTCTTACAAACAAACTCCTCTGCTAGCTCAACCCACGCCTGTAGTAAAGCTGGATCAACACCAGCGAAAGGAGGCGCAATTTTTACGATCTGGTCAATAACATCTTGATTCATGATTTCCCCCTAAAAGAAAAGGGAGCATAGGCTCCCTTGTTATTAAAACTCGCCGCCGTCCTCAAGCTCGTTTTTCGTCTTGCCCTCGGTTGGGCTTGCTTTCTTGCGCTTGGTAACGCGCTCCCTTACTTCTTCGGTCTTTTCTTCGTCGTTCTTAACTTTCAGATCGCCGCGAGCGATCAACATTTCAATGCCGGAAGTTTCCAGATCCGACTCAAGGACTTCAATTTCATCACCTGGAACATAGCGATCACCTTTGATGAAAATTGAGCAAACGCCAGAGTTTACAAGTGTTACATTTTTTTCTTTAGCCATTACTTTATCTCCTGAATAAAAAAAAAGGGAACCTCCAAAGAGGCTCCCATGATATTACACGCCAGTGATTAACACAAGAGTTAACGGGCGATAGATTGTCAGGCCAGTGCATTTAGAGGTGCAAGGCACTTTGAAATGCAGGTCTTTAGGCTGCGCTGGTAGCATATTGAATGCCTCAGGGATCTCAATGGACATATTCATTGGATCTTTTTCGTACACCAGTACGCCCTTGCCGCCTGAGCCGTCGATATCTTCAAGCTCTGCGATTGCTTCAATGGTGATACCGCCGTTTTGCTTCTGGAAGTATTCCAGGTAGCTCTCAGTAGTGTTTTCCATGCGAACCGTCAGGACTTTGCGCACGCTTGGAGGGATCAGAATGTGGGTTGCGCGGTGCTGCCCATTGGTCTGAGTTTCCAGCGCTTCGATTGCCGCAGTCAGATCGTCGAAAGCTTGCTCTGGCTCTTTCGTCTTGGTGCTTGAGTCGTACCACTGTTTAGCCGCAACAATCTTGGTGAGGTTAGGGTGATCAAACACGCTCAGAATTTTGTGCGGATTGGAACCCTTGAACACCAGGAAGTTAACAAGCTGATCGTGAGCATTCTGCGCGGCGTTTGCCTTGCGAGCGCTCAGGCTCTTACCAGTACGTTGACCCGCTTTGATTTCGTCAATGGAGATCAGGAACGCGTTACCCAGGCGGAACACCTTACCAAACTCAGTAGACATAAGCGCGTCAACGGTTGGCAGGTCGTCGGTGTAGTCTGCGATGATTTTCGCGTAGCCAACTTTATCGAAAGTCTGGTATTCGAAAGTCTTATCCGTGTCGCTCAGTTCGTTGGTGACAGGGAACACACGCAGTGCGGAGCCTACAGGGTATTCTTTTTCGTATGCAGAGGAGCGGATCTTGTGAAGCTCCTGCGCAGTCCAGATACCCATGTCGGAAGCGTCAGCCTTAACGCCCTGCATTTGCAGGTGAGCGGTAACTACGCTAGCGTCAAATTCGTCATACTTTTTAGTCATGTTTCTTTCTCCTTAAAGGCTGTTAGCGATTAACAGCCTCAATGATAGCACTTTTTGCTAAACGTGCAATATGTTTTTATGTTATTGGGTAATCCACACGCCAACTAGTGATAGATCATGAGAAAATTTCTCGTAGTCTCCGGTAAATACCCAGCCTCTAGGGGCTTGAATGAACCGCTCAGCGAGTGAAGTTATCACGCCACCATCTGAGATCATGACGCTATCGCCCTCTCTCGGCGCTCCTTCATCTGAAAGCATTACAGCCCAAACTCTGCCCTTAACTAAAACGCTCAAAGCTTCCCCGTTAGGTATTCCATCCTCAACGCAAATTTCATTACCTGCGATCACAATACCGCAAGCGGCTCGATCACCATCAAATTGACCGTATGTGTGACAGCTATCAATAATCCCGTAGTGAGACACGGCAAACCCAGGGAAAACAGCATCGCCATATACAACGCCGCCGCCGTTTATAACGCTTATCGTAGAATCAACGAGATACCCAGGATTTGCGCATCCAGAAATGACTCCGTAATCAATCATTTAACACCTCCATAAAAAAAGGCGCTCAATGAGCGCCCTGTTTATTACGGTTTAACCTGTACCTCGATCAGCTTGAGGCCGTCAAACTCAGTGAAGTCGCCAGTTGCGATCCAGTTCGGCTCTACAGTGCCGGAAGTGGTATCTACTTTACCAGTAGATTCGTCAACCTTGATCGCAGTGCCATATGGCTGTTGAGTCTGACCATCTACAGCCAGCATCCAAACGCGACCCTCGTTCATTACGTTGATCCCGCCGCCAGGCACGTAAACCATTCGACCATCAGCGGAAGTTGTCTGGAAGTGGGAGCGAATCGCCACGCCGTAAGCTGCGCCGCCGGATGCCATAGGCTTGATCAGCTTGTTACCCATAGAATCAACGCCGCCATTCTGAACCGCTACGCCAACGAACACATTCGCGCTGCCGTCAAGAACGCAAGCGCCGTCGATGTTATAAGCTGAGGTGTCGGATACCTGGCCAGGCAGTGCGCGTGCCATTGTAGCTTGATAAGTTGCTGGAATTGCCATGTTTATTTCTCCTTACTGTACTTTAGCCAAACGAGCCGCAGGATTCAGCGGTTTATCTTCGCCGTCTTGCTTCTCTTGCTTCTCTGCATCGCCTTTAATGGCTTTGCGCTGTGCTGCCATTTTATCAGAGTTTTTCGCCAGATCAAACGCCGCATCAATATAAGCGTCGGTTTTCTCTGCAATGTCAGCGCCAGTAACCTCTTTGACGTAGGCAACTTTGATCGCTTTTGCGTCCAGGCCGTCGCACTTAACGCCTGCCTCACCAGCAACCGCAACCAGTTCGGCGTGCGCCTCTGCGTCAGCTTTTGCCTGAGCAACCGCAGCCTCGATTTGTGCCGGAATGCCGTCTACTTTCGCTTGCAGTGCATCACGCTCCGCTTCCAGTCCGTCAGCTTTTGCGGTTGCTTCATCTGCTTTTGCGGTGATCTCGTTGATGTGAGCTGCCACCTCTTTTGGCACGTCAAACTCTACAGCGCCGTCCAGTTTGATTTTTACGGTCATAACTTCATCCTCTTTGTTTGAAAATTCCTCGTCATGATACGGGAATTCCTGCTCGCTATCAAGATTTAATTTTGCGATACCTGCGCGGCCTTTGAACACCATAGCGATATGATTCACGCTGATATTCGTTTGAACCGCATCGAATCGCACCCAATCATCCGAGTCAGCTTTCCAGCCCTCAGGCATATCTTCATCAAAGAAATACTCACCAGTGGCATTATTACCCCAACCTGGTTTATCAATATCAACGGAGGTGTAACCAACCGATAACTCCGCCGTCTGTTTTTCCTTCGCGCTCTGAATGGCTCGCTTGTCGTAAATGCTCAACGGAACCTCAACGCCGATCCCGTTTGGCACGCCAGCGCCAGCACACGCACCAACTACAACCTCTTTTGCATTCTCCGGCGTAACTGTTACGTGACCGATTGTGATCGGCTTCCCTGAGAACGTAGCCAATGAGTCAGCCTTGAAAACCTCGGAGGCTGGGCGAAACTCTCGACGCTCTCCAAACGGAGTCTTGTAAACCTGCAATCCGATACGGGCAACAATCGGACGGTCTACAAGAAAACCGTGCTCGTCAATCTTTGCTTTCACCTGAACGCTATCAAAACGCTGTACCTTTTTCATTCAATTCTCCTCTACCATTTTGGAATCGCCCAACATCTGCAACCGTACTCCTCACCAGGGAACGGGTGAATCTCGTCAATCCCGATCTCCTTTCCCTCCCATTGTAAGTGCTTGAGTCGCTCGCGCTCGTCTAGCATACCATGCCAGTAATAAGAATTCACCCCAGCATCTAGCAACCTCTGGCGCATGAGTCGGCTATTCCACGATCCAATGATTCCCGTTGCGCGGTTTCCAGCCCAAGACGAGTAGACCATGAAACGACGTTCCGCGATCTCGTTCACCTGATCCGCTTTCTTTCCGGTGAAATTGGCCTGGCGTATGTTAGCAGACCAGTCGTTAATTATGTTGGTGAAAAGCTTGTCAAACGAGGCGGCGCTCATGTTGTACCACTCTCCGTAAAGTGTTTTATACCAATCCTCGCCCTGATTGGCTCCGACTGCGATTAGCAGGATGATAACTGGATTGTTAGCCCCTCCGGTTGACTTCGCAACATTAACCCACTGCTTTGAGTTGAACTTGTAAACAGCCGACGCGAGCGCGGGAAGCAGACCAATCAGGGAGAGAGCAAGATCTTTTGCGAACTCCTTGATCTCGTCCTCTGCGCTGCTGATCTCCTGATCTGTAGCATCAAACTTCATCGCCTTTGTTTTGCTGCGCATAAACACAACAAGATCCCTTACAGCCTCTTTAATGGAGCGGCTTAATTGCCGCTCGCTGGCTTCGGGGAATCGCCACTGTTTAACGATTCCTTTTACCTTCATGGATTAGACCTCCGTTCCTGGCTCCGGCTCCGGTTCCTGCTCCGGCTCCGGTAGCTTGATTTTGTTGCCGTCTTTCAGTTTAAGAGATGGAGCGATAGATCTCAATGTGTCGCGTCCTTCCTCAACATCCATAAACTGACCTTCAATCGCCTTACTGATCGATTCAATGTTTTTATTCAAGATCTCAGCCTGGTCTTTGCTACTTGGAACCGAAAGCGGATCAAACGAAATAGACCATTCTTGCTCTGCGATCATGAATGGCAAGAGGAACTCCAGGATCGGCTTGTAGTCCTCTTTGCGCTTGCGCTCAATTAGCTTGTGGTATGTATCAAGCGCGGTGTTTTGGCTTGCGCTAACGCCTCCGGTGTTTTTGTTCTTCAAGATGATTTCATGGATGCCAGTAAGCGAAACGATGCGATCCATTTTCTTCTCAAGGAAAGCGTCTACGCCGGAAATATCAGAGTTAAGCACCTCGTATTCCTCGTCATTTGCGTCAATGCCGATTGCCTTACCAACGCCGCCCTCGTCGTCAACTTGAGCCAATCGCAGCCGCGCCGCCGACATACCTTCTTCATCGTCGCACAAATCAGCGAGTCCTTTGGCTTTCCAAACTGCTTGCTGCTTGCGTCGTAAAAGCTGAGTTGCTAACTCCTCACAATAGTTGTAATCGTGGATTGCTTCGATCAGCTTCTTGTTGAGGACTGACGCACCCCAACCATCATTTTTCCGGCGCTGCTCGTTAGGCAAGCGCTCTCCGTCAATAATGCAGATTCGCGTGTAATGCACCTGATACTCTGGAATCTCGCCGCCTGGCATGATGGTGTACAAAACAGGCTCGCCGTAGCGCACGCTACGCGCGTTTGTTTCTCGCTTCTCAACTCGGATCTGGAATCGGTCATAAACGCGAATATCTTCAAGTGGCGCTCCCTCTTTAACTGGAGATTTCAACATGCGCCCATCGTTGATAACTGCGACAATAGCGGAGCCGCCAAACAAGCGCGACCAGCAAAGCGCGTCAATGATTTTAGCGTTTAGCTTCTTTTCATCCCACAAAGAGCGGAATGCTGCCTCGTCTTTCACGCCGTCAACGTTAAAGCCTGGCGTAACCATGTCCTCAGGGATCACGTCGATGATTCTCTTTGCCATACCGTCACGCTCGTAGAATGTTGCAAGACTTTGTTTTGCAACGCCGCCCTGCATATAAAATGGCGTTTCTACTCGCTGCTCTCCCTTAAAGATCTCGTTGTAGCCGTCAGCCTTAACGAGTTTTGTTTTCTCGGTCATTATCTGATCTCCCATAATAAAAAAGGCTGGAAAAGTCCAGCCTTCATTGTACACGCTTTTAGCAATTCGTGCTATTTCTTCCGTAGCCCAGCAAGCTTTTTCATTCGCGCTACTGGATCGTCTGCCAGGTTCATTTCAACGTTAACAGCATCAACGATGTTATCTACGATATCGTCGTTCGGGTGCGAGTCGTCGAAAGTGAAAGCTGCTACCTCTGCGAGAATCTCGTTTAACATCGGGTGACTCTCTGGCAGCGCAACGCGTCCTGCTCGCATAACTGGCGCGGCATCCATTGCGCGGGTAACTTTGTCCGTGCTTCGCTGAACGGGATTTATATCAATAGGTAAGCTCTTTTGCGCCCCCTGAATCAGACCCGTACCGCTCGCTTTGTCCTCTATGTGGATCCGTCGCAAGCTTCCGCACTCTTTATTACGCTTCCAGCATTGATTGACAAACGCCTTGAAGTTGGTTTCAAGTTCTGGAGCCTCCCACTTTCCACGGATGCCGTCAATGAAGTAAACGCGATTCTTGAACATGCCCCAATAACAGAAAACAGAGTAGTCGTTAAGCTCTCCGGCTTTCTGCGCAGTATCGCCAGTGATAAACGTATATTCAAAGCGATCCGGTTTAGGCAGCGTGCATTTCTCGCCGTCGCCGTAAAACTGGAACCAATCCACCTTGAATACGTTGCCACCCAGCGCTATTGGCTGCTGCTGGTACTGAGACGCAAAAGTATATGGATCAGCTTCGCGTAGCGAGAGCAAGTCCTTTGCACTCTCCTTTGCAGGCCAGAATGAGTAGTGCGCCACGCCGTCAATGTAAACTGGATCGCTATTCAGCACGTCACGCTCAAACTCTGGTTTTAACCAATCAGGGAGCGAATCGCCATACTCTTTCGTGACCAGCGCCGGAATGCTCACAACTTTAAACTCAATGCCGCCCATGCCGCCGCTCGTCATAAACCACGTCGAATCGTTGACGTGTAGCCGCTGCTGAACCATCACGATAGGCGTTGTGTCCTTCATTCGACGAGATCGGACGGTGTTTTTTAGGCGGTTGTGAATCGCTTCGCGCCGCACCTTTGAAAACATGTCGTCAGGTTTATCTGGATCGTCAAGTACCAACATTCCGGTAAATCCATCATCCATATAGCCGCCACGCAAACCCGTTACCTGGCCGCCGATGGAGCGAGAGTTGACCTGCAATTTAACCTTGCCGTTGCCGTCCTGAACAATCAGATCTTTTGCGCTTGCTTTTGCCAGCTTGCCAGGCCATAACTCTTGCCACTCTGGAGAGCCTATAATTTCTTTTATCCGGTTGCTGTTCTGCTGGACAAGCCCATCAGAGAATGACAGGTTGAGGTTTCGCACCTTCCTGCTTTTCAGTGACGCATAGGGCGACATATGGATCGAGAAAACCTCAGTTTTGCCTGAGCCTGGCGTGATGTTAAAGATCACGTTTTGCGACTCGCCGGAAATGATTTTCTCCACCTCGTGACACAAATAACTGAAATGCCAGTTACCCAGGAATTTCTGACCCTGTAGCAACTGGAACCAGATTCGGATCATCTTCTCAAAAGAGTATTCACTCATTTCTTTAATGGCGCGTTTCTGCGCCACTGTTAAATCTTCCCATATAAGCATAATCAGATCTCCGCCAGGATATCACGAACCGCCTCGCGCACTTCATCAGCCCCAACCTCTGCGATTGCAGCGCTTGACTCGGAGTTTGCGCTAACGTTGATTTGCGTCGGCTGATCAACCCCCAAGTCTTTGGCGATGAATGCAGCGTTAATCACGCCGTTAGCCGCAAGCTGGAATTTCTGCTCATAGATCACAGATTCGATAAACTCCATGACCTCAGAGAAGCCAGGCTCTTTCTTCCATTTCTCCATAGCACAGCGCGACCAGCCGCAAAACAGGCGCAGACCGTTGAACGTGAAAACGCGTGGCTTGTTTACTTCATCCTGGTACGTGCGACCCTGGAACGATGAAGATTCAGCCGCCTTTAGTGCATTGGATTCCGCCCATTCAAAGTATTTGACCGCAAGATTGAAAACCTGCTCCGGCGTGTATCGGTGTTGCTTGCCTAACGTGGCAATGTCGCCATATTGCTTGTTATATAGCTTCTTGAAATTGTAAGCCGTGAATGGCTTTTGCTTTTCTTCTCTGCTCATGGTTAGCCTCCTCTTGTTGGAGGCCAATTATAACAGGCACAAAAAAACCCCGCAAACGCGGGGCTTAGGTTAATCTACGTATTTGACGGTTTTACGTCCTGAGCGGTACTCTTCCAGGATGCCAGTATGAATCTTTGATGCCACGCTGAGGAATCGACCGCGCACCTTCCAGCGCTTCTCTTTCTCGATCCAGATAGCGGAGGCAAACCAGCCTTTTTTGATTGCGTATTTCTGCGCTGCTCCGCCGATAACCATAACCATAACGATAGCGGCAATGAATCCAATTACAAAACCTAAGATCATGATAAGCTCCTTAAATACTCGATTGAAAATTTATGTGTTTCTGGATCTGCGCCAGAAAGCTCCTTTGCAAACTGCGCCGCCTCTACCTCGTTTGAGGCTGAAACCTCGCATTCAAAAACTTGCTTGCATGAGCGGCATTGTCGCCCCATTCGCCGGATGGTCAGCTTAACTTTCCACTTCATCTGGCTTATCCTCTTGGATCTTGATCATGAAGTCAGAGATTCGGCCTAACATCGCCTCGCCTTTCTTGAATCGTTTCTTGTAGCGAGTCTTAACGCCGTTTCGCTCTACGATGATGGTCACTTTGGCTGTTTCTTCTGGATATCGTTTCATTGCTTTCTCCTGTTAAAACGCCGCGTCTTACGGTTGAATAACCAGCGCGGCGCTGTAGTTGCCAGTATCGCCTGGCGCGTTGCTCGTTTTAGCCTCTTATGTTTACGGGGCTTAGGTTAACCAATCAGAGCCGTGACGTCAATCATTCGCGGTCAAAATTCTTTCCCCACCTTCCGCGCAGATATCCGGCGAGCCATATAAACTGCGTTTTCGTCAGAAGAGTGCTAATCGGCTGATAGTGTTTGCAGATAATACCCGCAGCAATGCGATCATATTTCTCGTCCTTCTGCTCAATGCGATCAGCGATCTCGTTTACGCAATCTTTTGCCGCACGCTTGACGATGTTGAATTCTGCCTCATTCAATCCGAACATTTTATAGTCCTCTGCTCTGCCAAAGTTGGAACATCTGAAAATAATTTAAAGACGCTCTCTGGTCTCCTCGCTCAAGTGCCTCCTCCTGCTTGCGTGCGCACCACTGAGACGGTTTTTCGTAGTTATCCATGCAATCGCACCTCCAATTTTTGCGCCTCTTATAATCGCTCTGAGGCGCTTTAAACACTATCTAATTTTAATTAATTTCGTCAAGTAGAGCGCTAATGTTATTCAGCGTCTTAACTTTGTAGATATCCCACGCCGCCGAACCTGGCTCAAGCTCTCGTGGCGAGCCTGGCGCGTCTGTGCTCATTTCGTCGATTATTGTTGCCACCTCGTCAATGATAACGTCTTTGTAATACTCGTTTGCTGCGAGATTCTCCACCGATTCGAACGCCTGAACAACGCCACCTAAAACTCGCTGCTGCGCCAACGCTTTCTCCTCGGTATCCCAAATGGCGCGGCGCTCCTTCTTGTTCTCGTTGGTTCCGATCTTGTATGTGTGTACGAAAATCATTCAAATCCCTCCATAAGTTCATTTTTACGCTTCCAATCCTCGACAGCTTTTGCAGTGTAACCAGCTTCTGCACGCCATGCCGCAAGATTTGCCTGTTCGGTTCCTGCTGGCATCATCTTTTGCTCAAGCTGCATAAAAATTTCCTTTGCAACATCAGCGTCAATGTGACATGCGGAAATGTTGCCAATGTCGATGCGCCACCCCAGGGACTCAAGGAGTTTTCGCGCTTGCTCTACTGAAAGGTTAATCTGGATCATTCTTCCTCCACACGGTCAAATTTAATCAGTGGTGCATTTTTCAGCATTGCCACATCTGGATCATACTTATCGAAAGTCACCTCGTAGCAAGTGCCGCAATCGTCAATCACGAGACCATATCCATCATCGGTTGCCACAAGCTCATACTGGCAACCCGCCATGATTGCGCCGTAAGTGCGACGGGCTTCAAAGTAGCTTTCTGTAAATACTGACATTTTGATATCTCCGTTTCGTTTCGATGGGGTAACTATACCAGCCTACCCCATCGGAGTTTTAGCAAAAAGTGCTATTTTACTTTTGGAGGTTGATTAACCCGTCAGCCAGCACGCGCACAACTTTCGCATGTGTCAGGATGTTCTCACCATCCGGTACGCGCAGGATTTCACGCAGCTTTTCCAGGACTTCGACATTTGGATCTTTATCTGCCGCCTTGAAACTACTGCTTGCGATAAACACCCCGCCTTTCTCAATGCGCCATCCGCTACCCTTACACATATCCCGAAAGGCTTGCGCCGCCGCTTGCTGTGCCGACCCAACTGCTTCTTGCGCACTTGGAATGCTCACACACTCAAATCTCCCGCGCCAATTCAGGCGAGCCGACGCGATACCATCGCACCGCACAATGATTTCCTCCTTTGCATCGTTTAGCACGACAAAGCGACCGCCACCGAAACAACGCTGGATCTCGTAGAGCTTGCCAGCAGTAAAGTTTTCACCGTCCACAGTAGGGCGTACATAATATTTCATTCTACAATCTCCCAATCTTTTCCGTTGATATGCACAGAGTGCTCAAGTCTTGTGTAGCACGGGGAGCCTAACTCCCCAATAAACTTATACGTTCCTGCGTAGCGGCCTGTTTTGACCAATACCGCCTCGTAAATCTTACCAGCCGCTATCCACGGCGAGTCGTCATAATCCGTGCGGATTTTCACCAGCATAAAATTTCTTCCTCTGCGTAGTCGTCAAAATCATGCTGAGTGAGTGGCACACCTGCCGCCTGTGCTTCTTCGATCATTTCGCGCAGCGAGTCAGGCATAAGTTGCCAGTTCTCCGGCATGTAGTTAGCTGCCATGCAACGCGCCCACTCGCGCAGTGAGTTGAAACCTTGACGGCGTGCCGTGTACGGTGTTTTCAGTCCATCATCCCAGCCGTAGCGCTCGCCTACGTTCTCGAATGCGTTTACCAGGTGTTTGCGGATAGTAGCCATTTCGTTATCTCCTTGATTGGTTGCTTTGCTTCAATGAGGACACTTTACCAAATGCCCTCGCGGAAGTTTTAGCAATTCGTGCTATTTGATCGGATTTTTATCTTCGCCTCCGAACGCCTCGCGCCGACCAGCCTTTACGCCGTCCATGTAGCCACCAATAAGACCGCCTATTAACAGCGCCATACCTCCAGCCGTGTTTGCAAAACCTGGCTCTGTTAGCAATGACCCTCCGATAATTAGCATGATAACGCCGATTCGCTTTAGTGTGTTAGAAGCCATAAAATACCTCTTGCAGTGTAAATGACAGTCAGGATTGTAAGGCCGATAACGGCTGCCTTGTGGAAGTCAAACGGCTCTTTTGGATCGTTCGGTGTGCTAATCACTTAATATATCCTCGCAAATCTGGTCTACCGTGTGCATTGGATCACCATGCACAAGAATGTAATCTCGCGTAACAATGCGGTGATGGTAGCCATCCAGGTTTAGATAATCGCGGCTGTCACCATCAAACGCATATCCTGTGCGGTGCAATCGGCAAATGTTTACCTGAATGCCAGCACTAACCAGTGGCTTAACTTCATCTGGAAAACCTCCGTCAGTAATGACAACTGGCACTTGGCTATCTCTCACCGCCTCAGCCATTACCGAACCAAAATACTGATTCCCAAACTGAGGTTTTATCACGTCCTCGCTAATCCAGATCATAAACTGGCGAGGTGATTTACCATTCAGGAACGATTGCGCTCTTTCTTTCTGCCCCCTGTCGTCATACGCTTGCATAAACAGGCCGAAACGATAATCGCCCAACATAGCCTTTGCGATCTTAAACATTGGCTCTTTGAATGAGCGCTTAACAACGTATTGCGGAGCGTGCTTGCAGATCAGGCTGCCGATTGTGTCCTTGCCAGCGCCTGGCGGTGCGTTGAGAATAATTACCTTTTTCATTATCGACCTACCTTGTAGTTAGTTTGAAGCTGTTCCAAATCCATGCGCTTTGCCGCACTCCCGCGCTTTTGTGTTTTCTTGCGGCGACGGTGTGAATCTACAATCTCACCAGCAGCGCGGCGGTCTTTGTTAGTGCGGATTTTCTCAAAGTTACGCATTTTATCTCCTGTTTGCGTGGTTGCTTTCAATGAGGCCACTATAGCAATGGCCTCGCGGAAAGTCTTTAGCAATTCGTGATATTCAGTTTCTTTGCTGCCTTTCTCGCCATTTCGCGATAGTCGCGAGAGGTGAGCTTCATCGGGTCTATAACGTGACTTGCTATCATCACACCTTTGCGTTTGAGATCTTCGATCCAGTGATCGTGGTTATTGATGTGATCAGCTTGCCGCTGAATCATGCTGAACATCATTCGCACTTCGCCACTATAACCAGGCTGGCAAGCGCCGCGAGCGTCACGATACATCGCGATCTGAATGTGTCCGTTGTTTGCCACATGAAAAACCTGGATCATTCCGCCGCTTGTTTCCAGGCCATACACCGCATTGCGAACTAATTTCATTTCGTTTTCCTTTTGATTGGTTGCTTTCAATGAGGCCACTATACCAATGGCCTCGCGGAAAGTCTTTAGCAAAAAGTGCTATTTAAACTCTGTGATTTCTGCGCCGTCCATGATGTGATCGCTGATATCAAAGTCATGAGACATAACCGCCACTTTCAGCGCGTGACAAGTGAAAACTGTGAAATACCATTCGCCATTGAGTTTAAAGTAAGTACCGAAATTGCGACCCGCTACCGCGTGTGTTGCATCTTTGTGGATCTGTACGCCGTTGAATGGCTTAGAGTTGCCATCGAATTTGATCTCAATCATCTTATTACTCCTTTGTAAATTTAATGAAATTGCCGTCTGTTTCGTTCTCGCCGTTCTCGTCGAGGCCGAACGTGTAAACCCAGCCTTTCGCGTCTGTGTATTCGTACAACGTGAACCGCCCAGCCTGGCCTTTCTCAATTAGCGGGTAACTTTCACCCGCCTTGAATAGATCGTATGTTGACCTGATGCACTTCATGCTTCAAACTCACACATTAAAACTGCATCAAGCATGTCGTCACGGCGCGGAGTTTCGTTTGCGCTATCGCTCCAGTGGCAGCCCCCGCCAGCCTTGATATCACGAATCATGCGCCCAATCATTTCCGGCGAGTAGTCAATAACAGTGTAGTTGTTTTCCTCGTCGAACATGAAAAGTGAAAGCTCGCCGTCGATTTTGTCAATAGCTTTGAAGATCTGGAATTTCATTTCAACACCTCGCACTCGCCACCCTGGAAGAATGTAAGAGAGTCACTATCTTTCGCGCAGTCTGCAATTTCTCCGATCTGCCCCTTTTCAAAGTCATAACCGACTCGCTCAAGCTCGCGCATTGTCACATCAACGTAACCAAGAACCGGATGCACAAATCCATCAACTACAATTGGGAATGAAAGGTGTTTCAAACCATTATAGCCACCGTTGGAAATTAGCTTAACTTTTACTTGTTCCATTTTTATTGCTCCTCGTTGGTTGGTATGGGTGAATTATAGCGCCCCTGTCGGAGCGCGTTTTAGCAATTCGTGCTATTTCGTCACAATGTGGAAAGAAACATACTCATTTGTATGCACTCCCACAAGCGCTGTATCGACCTCTGGCAAGGCTAAAATTTCCTTGAGTGTTTGGCTTACGTTGAAGTTATAACCGCGTACACGTACAATTCTGTGAGATTTTGGCGGCATTCCGGCAATCATATCACGCGCAGTGTTTGCGCTTGGTTCAACGTTGTGTGAAATAATCATTGCTCAGCCCCTTTACTTCTTCACGCAAACATAAGTGTTAGACCAGCTACCAGGAGTATTATTTTTGATAACCTCTAGCGCCTCCACGCAAGCACTGTGGCTGGTAAATTCGATTGGCTGCAACCCACCGTAATATGAGATCGATACCAAAATCCATGCGCTAATCATTTCAACTCCTCCACGCCGTGACTTTGTAAATGAGAATGCGGCTTATCGTATTCCGTCACCTGATAGGTTGTGATTCCAAGGCTGCGGAAGTGGTTGATCACATTTGGCGAATCATCAAAGGCGCACGTAATATGATGCAGGCCGATTGCACGCAACACTTCCTCTTTGATAACGGTGTCCTTGCGGTTGTCCTCCGCGCGGCGCATGATAAGCCAGTCATATTTCACCTTGTGGCGGTCTAGCCAAAGGATAGTGTCTGTTTCAACCTCGTCACTGCGACCAGTCAGGATAACTACTCCCATCCCAGCACGCCAAAGGTTACGCACAACATCAATCGTGCTCTGGATCGGCTTGTCGTCAATAGCCGCCTTGTTAAACTCGCTCCAGCTTTCGGTGAGGTGCAAGTCCTTTGTTGGTAGCAGGTGCAATCGGTGCGAACCGTCGCTCAGTGTGCCGTCCAGGTCAACGATTGCAACGCCGTAAGTGCCGCGCAGATAGTATGTATAACCCCAAATCTCAAACTTGATCATTAAAATTCCTCCCCTACTTCCAGCATTGCTGTAAGCCACGTTCCGCGCTCATAGCCGCGCTCACTAACCTGGATTGACGTTCCAGAAATTACAGTGAACCAGAATGTGCCGTCTGGCATTTCCCAATAAACCCCGCTGGAGTTGCCAGGGCAAGCACGCTTGAAGTTTGCAGGGATGTTATAACCGAAAGCCCCAACCTCTTTCCCAATGAGGCGCATAAACCAATTTCGAATTGACAGCATTTATTATTCCTCCTCAATCAGTACCAGAATGTCACGGGCAACCGCCACAAAGAACTCGCTTCCAGAGAGGAGCGACTCCCTGATCACGTAGTTCTTCTGCACCATAACTTTTCCGTTCTCCAGCCAGTAGGTCAGGCCGTTGAAGATATTGCGGTATTTGCGAGATTTCATTTTGTGCTCCTCAGCGTGTTTCGTTTCGATGGGGTTACTATAGCGCAACCCCGATCTGGTGTTTTAGCAATTCGTGCTATTGAGGATTTTCTTTATCCTTTGGCGGTAGAATTGCATTACGTGCTCATTGTGCCAACTGCTCATAGGATCTCAACTCCCGTTGACCGCGCCAGGATCTTGTTGCGTGCTTCCGCTAGCTCGTCCTCGTCCAGCAGTCGCGCCGTGCCAGTTGCAACCATCGCCTCGATTGCCTTTTGCACACCCTGAGCCGTGCGGATATAATCCGGCATCGCTTGCCAGGTTTCCGGCTTCATCTTGTAGTTGAGCGACTTCTGCAATGGGTTATCATCGCTGTAGCTCTTGTATGTGCATAGCTTTGTGCCGCTGTCGATATCGTAGAAAACCAGGGCGCGGCTCTGCTCATTGGTCAGGCCGTAGATATGCACGCCGTGCTTGAGTGCATAGTTGCGTGCTTGTGCGGTGATTTGCATTATTTGCCATCCATAATGTCTGCCAGGTCATTAAGTCGCTTTGCAATCTCCCGCGCTTGTTTTGGCGTATAGCTGCCACGCCACGAGATTCTGTCGCCGCCAAAGCATCCATCAATATAGATCTTGTTATGGCTCTCATAGATTCTCATTTCGTCGCCGCACGCGTCAGGGTGTACTGTCTTGACCATTATTTAACCTCCTCGAATTCTCCAACTGCCAGATAATAAGCAATATCCTTGCGCGTCATTGTTGGGTGAGGCCAGCCGCTTTGATGCCAAATCACATCGCCAGCGCCTTTAGTCCACATGGTTTCACCATCCCAGCGCCACAGCCGATCTGTGTACTTTGAGCGGTACACTGCGCCAGTCTTAACATCGCTTGCATTAATGAAACTCATAATCAACAACCCCAAACTCGTTTACAATCTGCGCTTTGTAGAAACCGCCGTTAGCGGCCAGGCTGTAGCACGCTGCTACTGAATCAAACTCGCGTACTACCGCGTAGCTGCTCTCGTGCTCCCAGGTAATCAGTGTAACCATTTTGCAATCTCCTCAATTCGTTTCGTTGAGGCTATTATGCCCCACTCGCGCGGGGCAGTTTTAACAAAAAGTGCTATTTACCTATCAGACGGTCAAGATCGTATTCGCATTGATGAATGACAGGGCAAACACTCCGCCACCATCGCAAGCGGTCAAGGATGAAAAGATTTCGTCGTCAGGGTTATCGGTTCTGAGTACGGACTCAACCTGCTCAACTGCTTCTTTAAGCTCGCTTTCTGTCACACCGCACTCGTCAGGGTATATCATAAAGATAGAGTTGAATCCGGCGTAGTCGTGCGTCTCAATGATTTCGTCCACAAGCTGATCGATTTTCTCGTTGCTCATAATTAAGCCTCCTCTTTGATTTGCTTCTTGATTAAATCCTGGTAGCGCTGCACTGCAATGATAGCGCCCTGCAACTGCTCGCCCTCCAGGTCTGTGAGATTTGGCATCACGTCTGCAATTGCTTTCAGTGCCTTGTTAGCCGCACGCGCCTTGATTGCTGGTAGCTCGTCGCTGGCAATCGCTCGCTTTTTCGGGTCAGGGTTGAATGTGCAAACGTACCCCATCGGATCCGTGATTCGCTTCACGCTGATAGCTCCCAGGGTGCGAACCTCTCGCGCCATAGTTGTACGGATATGGCTTGGGTTGATTTTCTCCCTGCCGGACGCTTGCTGTAACTGGTAGTCGGTCATGATGATTTCATCACGCTCACCACTCGCCAACATTCGCGCTGCTGCACGCAACTGATCGCCAAATGATTGATCTGACATCGTTTTACCTCCATTTGTTCGTTTCGGGGTGCATTATGCATGTTACAATCGGTTTCCACAAGTTTTTTTTGAGCCGAAAAACAAAATTTGTCGTAAGTTGCTGATTTGCTTAACCACAAAACGTGTTTTTTCCATGTTACCGGTGTTACAGTTTTTTCGGAGGCCATAATAGATATGTATATGTCACCCAAAGCAACCACAACGAAATGATGAATCGCACACATCCTGAGCGGAACATGCCTATAAATTAACCAATACCACCAATAATAAAATCCCATAACCACCCCATACCATATGGAACAAGTATAACGTAGTGAAAACAAATATAATATATATAAAATAAACTATTGATTTTATTAGTTGTTTATAGGGAGATTAAAAGTTTTTTTTGTTTCTGCCACGCGAAAAACGCGAACAAACTACGCCACCGTACTTTCGGTAACAAGAGGAAACGAGTGTAAACAGAAGATAACAGAACGGAGTTTTCGAGAGCGCAAAAACGGCATCGTCAGACCATGATGATTCCCACAATCAAATTCAATCAAATCTAATCAACAATCATCAAATCTCGTCAAAAGCTGACGCACATCAAACTAACCATCAAAATGCAGGTCAGAAAATCACCAAATCATCTAACTACCGATTGAATAGCACTTTTTGCTAAAACTCCGTGATCTGGATTTGGCATAATGCATTCATCGAAACGAACTGAGGAAAACGAAAATGACCTATCACATCACCAGCAAAGAAACCAGCAACATCATCAGCCTGATTTGCCGTGCGCAGCGTAACAATCGCCGCACCAGCAAGGCAGACAACATTGAAGGTTGCCGTCAGTATGGCGAGTACCTGGGCGTGCTGGAATGTGATATCAACCTGGTATGTGACACCATCAGGGAGACAAAGAAAGCTGACTTGTTCCTGGCGCTGGAAGATTTGGTTATCTGGTATCGTGAAATGGATCGCATGAGCCAGGTTAAGAACTGAATAGCACGATTTGCTAAAACCAATCAGAGGCGATGCGCTATCATTGCCTCAACAAAACGAAACTGAGGAATCAAAAATGCAAGACCAGATCGACGTTAAAGTTATTCGCCGCAATCCAGAGCTGACGCGTGGGATCTTCAAGAAAGGCGTTGAGATCACAATAGACCTTGAGGAAATGGTCTGCTATCACTCCGGCCTAACCTGGAAAGTGAAGCAACTTACTAACACTCTCTGGTCACTTGCTGGTGACGAGCATACTGTGATGGAGGTTATTTAATGGTCAAGAATACCTATCGCGTGGTGGCAATCAGTCGCGAGAACGGAAAGCGTGTGGTGTGCTATGAAGGTGAATGCGCAACGCTGGCGACTGACACCTATACAGAGTTAACCGAACGTAGGCCGACATTCTTTGCCGACTTCAAAGTTGTGCTGGAGCGTCTGGATCCTGTAACCGTACTGGAGAGTGAATAATGCGAGTGACAAAAGAATTACGCGTATTCTGCCGCAACAATGGCATGAAGATTTATGTTAGCGGCGAGCGCCGCAACTTGTTCAACCTGTACGATATGCGTGATGATCGCCTTATCTGCAATTGGGAGTTGATGGGCGGATTTCTGATCAAGGGCAAGAACAAGAAACTTCCCTCCGCTTGTTGGGAGTGCTCGCCAGCCATGATTCACGACGAGCAAGAGCTAGTTGACGAGATCAAGAAGATTAAAGGAGTGATTTATGCGGCTGCTGATATTCGCTAACGCCTGGATGATTGCAGTTGCCAATGACCACTACGGCGGTGATGGTAAACGTGCGCCCCGCCACTCATTCTGGAACTGATAGCACCTTTTGTTAAAACTCCGGCGCTGCGGCCTGGTATAGTAGCGCCATCAACAAAGAACAAGGAGAAACGAATGAAGCTCAAAACCCAAAACATCATGAAAACCCTGGACAGCAATCACCGCGTAATCATCAAGTGCGACATTCCAGGCGAGAAAATCAAGCAAGTGACCATCACCGAGGGTAAAGGCTGCTACACCGTTGGAACGTCGCCGCGCTGCACTCTGCGCCAGTACAGCAAGCAAGATGTGATCGACTTCCTGGATAAAAATTCGATGTATATCGAAACCTGGAAAGCTTGGTAAGTCCTGATTGGTTTAAAGGCGGCAATTTCGCCGCCAGTTTAGAGGAGAAAATTGTGGTACAAGATGGTTTCTTTGCCCGTCTGCAAGAGGCGGAGGCGGCTGGACTGAATAAAGAGGCTGCGCTTGAGGTTGCTTATAAACTGCGCACGCTGGATGATGCGCTTGGCGATATGGATATGGATATGGAAAGCGGAGCGATGTTTGCCGATCCAACCATGATTGTAAATGACTGCGGCTGTGATTTTGATCCGGCTTGCAAACGTTGCTTCCCGTTCTGAGGTGATAGATATGTTTGAACGTAAAGGCCTGGTTTTCTCAATGTTCGACGGCTCCGGCTATGCGGCTATGCCGTGGGCGAAAGCTGGTTATGAAGTTGTCTGTTTTAATGCCGATGAAGGTGATCACGGCTCATACCAGTCAGTGCGCGTAACGCATCCCAATATTCGCTACGTTAACGCCTGGATTGACGAGGATTTCAAGGCGAGCGCGTGCAACCTGCTTTGGGGTAAGCCTGATTTCATTATGGCGTTTCCTCCATGTACTGACCTTGCAAACTCCGGATCTCGCCACTGGAAGCGTAAAGCTGAGATTGATCCAGATTTCCAGGTTAAGGCGGCGGCGACCTGCAAGATTGCGGCGGAGATTGCTGATCATTTCGGCGCTCCGTACATGATCGAAAACCCTGTAGGCAAGCTGTCAACGCTATGGCGCAAGCCGGATCACAAATTCCATCCGTGCGACTATGGCGGCTACATCCATATCAAGGATGAAGCTCACCCTGCTTTCCCTGATATCATCCCAGCGAGCGACGCTTACAATAAGCAAACTTGCCTTTGGACTGGTAACGGCTTTGTGATGCCTGAGGCTTTGCCAGTTGATCCGGTTGGGAATGATAATCCAGGCTGGAAGAAATTAGGCGGTAAATCAGCGCGAACAAAACTGATTCACTCGCTCACTCCTCGCGGCCTGGCTATTGCTGTATGGCTTGCCAACTCAAAATAGCACTTTTTGTTAAAAGCGGGTCTATTAGATCCGCTATTATGCAACCACATCAAACGAAAGGGGAAAATCATGAAAGTTATCCGTAACTCTGACAACAAATTAATGAAAGCTCGCTTTAAAGCGGCAATGGTTCCTGTCAATGACAGTGGTGAATTCGTTGAAATGGAGGTTTTCCAGGTTCGAGAACTGACGAAAGGTAGCAAGTGGACTGAGGCTAACATTAATGATTTCCGCGAGATCAAGACCAAAACAATAAAATGTACTTGGGTTGATCATAGCATGAAGCACAAGAAAACGTTTAAGGCTGGCAATCGCTACCAGATCGAACAAGGGCGCGTGTTGGGCGGCGTTGCTGGCTACGTGTTTGACGAGGACGGCGACCGCTTCACTCTGTATCGGGAGGAGGTTGGTTTCTCTGCTGGTGGTGCTTACTTATTCGAGGCGAAATACTCATGATTAAAGGTGTAGAATACACGCGCCACATACCAAAGAGTATGCTGGCTAACAGATTTAAGGTGACATACAGCGACATTTCAATATTCACGGTTGGCGAAACGGTTTATCAGATTCGTCAACGTGGCGGATATCTGCTGATTGGTCACACATTCCACAGGTCTTTAGACTTTGATCCTGAGACGCTCGAATGCTGGAGCCATGACGGATCGAAACTTCTCGCAAAAGTTGAACGTTTAAAATAGCACGAATTGCCAAAAGGCTGTAAGATGGTTGACCTATAATACGGGTCAACCAACAAGGAGACTTTAAGATGTTTTTTGAACAATCCACGCTGACACCACAACAAATCATTTCAACGGCTGAGGCTCAAGGCTTGAGCGCCGTTAAGGTTGCAATCCAGGCAAACGGATACTCTCGCTCGTCTGGTTTTTGGGGTGACGTGAAGGACATTAACAGCGGAAACGACAAATACCCTGTTATTTCCCTCGGCAACGATTGCGACGTTGTAGGCAAGTTGTCTCGCAGCCTGGCTGAGTCTGTGCAATTCCCTGTTTCATCTGCCTATATGCACTTTGTAGGCTGCGTGTCTGCCGCAATGCTCGGACGATTCACCGTGGAGTACCACGGAACCGATCAGCCAACGGCGCTATACGTTGTTACCAGCCAGCCGCCGTCTACTGGTAAATCCGCGATCAACTCAATGGCTATTGCTCCGATTGTTGCAGAGGTTGAGCGCATCAACGAGCAACGAAAGAAAGAGCGCAAAAAGATTCAGGCAAAACTCAACGGGATCGCAAAGGAATTAAAGAGCGAGCGCTCCGGCACTGAGTATGCTGCTCTTTACGAGGAAAAAGAGGAGTACGAGGAGAAGCTGGCTAAACTGTGCGACGTTGTATTTCCTGTTTCAGATACCACTCCAGAGGGTTTGGCTAAAATCAACTTCCGCCAGGGTAACTTTGCTGTTATCTCGGACGAGGCAACAAGTATCAACTCACTGCTCGGCCTAACATACGCCAATAGCGAGCGCAAGACTAACAGCGAATTGGTGTTAAAGGCTTGGGATAGTGGTCACGTTTCAATTGCTCGTGCAAACGCAGAGAACAACATGAGCTTTACGGCTCTTGGTTGCATGGCTGTGATTGCGCAGGACGAAACAATCAGCGGCATTATGGAGGCTGGTGCTCGTGGTATCGGTGTTTCTGAGCGCTTCTTGCTGGTGCGCGAGGAATCATTCTTAGGCCGCCGTAAGTTTGTTGACGACAAAGGAGACACAACCTACACGCCAGTTGATGCGGGTCTTAAGGCGGATTATTACAAGCTGATCCACAATATCATGACGGAGCAATACGTTTCGTTGAAGGTTAGCCGCTCCGCTATGCGAGTGCTCAACATGGCACGCCAGGAAATGGAGCCAAAGCTTGCAGACGGAGGAGAATATTCTCACACCATGCTACGCGGCGCGTTGGGTAAAATGGATAAGCAGGTTATTCGCCTGGCCTCCGTTATCCATACGATCCGAAACTGGCAGGACGTTAACGGAACCGCCACAAAGTCACGAGAGATTGACGTTGAGACAATGCAAGAGGCGCTCTTGATGTTCCAGGAGTTAAGCAAGACCTACATTAGCGCGGCAAACGCCTCCGGTCATGCTGGTCAGGATGCAGAGTTGATCAAGATTATCGACACGATAACCAGACTCGGAAAAGCCAATAAGGGCGCTATCACTGCGCGAGCGATTTACGAATCTGTGCGAAAGGTTCGTCCGTTCTTAGGTCAGGCTGGCGTGATGAAGCGAATTGAGGAGCACTTGCTGCCAATCCTTGAAGATCTGAATTACGTATGCCTCACGAATGGGCGCGTGTTTGTTAATCCTGCTTTAATGGGGTGATAAATGATGTTTCTGCTGGATCTGTATAAGTTTTGCGAAAGTTACGATTGGTTTAACCGTCAGCACTTAGCCAGATTTGTTTTTCAGCACAAAGAATGTGAGCGGCTCGCAAGAGCCGCCAATATGACGCCTCGCAAATTCGCCTCAAGCGTCTCTCTTGAGTTTATACCGCGAATGGCTACATTGGGCTATCTTGGGATAGATAAAGGCGTGGTGACGTGCCACGGCTCGCACAAGAGGCCGTTTGGGTTTGAACTGTATAGCCTGGAGGGTGAGAGCAATAAATACATTTACGATCTGTTTCACCTTGACGAGTTAAGCGACGATGAATTATTCAACACAAAATCTAATAGATGCGATTATGATGCACTGCGCAAAAAATTCGGTATCGCATGACGAAATGATTGCGGCGCTGCTCCTGATCCTGTACAGCGATATGCGAGCTAATCCGGCAAAGGAGCACAACCTGCACGACGAGGACGGAGTTGTATTAGTCAACGCCAGACTACTGGAATGAAAAAAGGGGCATTATGCCCCTTTATTTTTTCTGCCCTTCCAAAAAACGCCAGCGGCAAAGCCAGCAACAAATAAGCAAGCCAGCGCAAAGAACATCACATACAAATCGCTCTCGCTGTTTCTGATCTCGATCTTGTCGGCTGTGATTGTCTCAGCCTGGATGCTTGAAGTGCTCACCTTCTTTTTGTTGGAGGAGTCAACCTTTCCAACCTGCGAATCCTTGATCGTGCTTTCCTGCTTGCTGCTCTCGTCATTCTTTGCCGTCACGCCTACTGTTTGCTTTACGTTTTCGGCTCCGGCCTGTGCTGTGATTTCCGGCTTGCTGCCGATTAAACCGCTCAGAGCGCTTGACGCTGAACAACCAGAAAGAGAGGCGGCAACCAGTACCGCCAAAGCTAATCGTTTCATTTTTTCAGATCCTTAGTGCAATATTTATACTCAACCGCGCGACGGTTTTTTAAACCTTTGGACTTCTCGCGCTTGCCCGTTTTTGGATTGTAGTAATACGTCCATTTCCAAAGCTCGTCGCACGCCCCATAAAGATCGCCATTGTTGATCTTCTTGAGCATGGTTGACTTGCGAAACGCTCCAGTACCAGCGTTGTACGTAAAGGAGTACATTGCCGCACGCATAGTGTCCGGTATCTCAACCTTTACGCGCTTATCGACTTCTGCCTTTGCAATCCCGATATGCTTGGCAAGAAGTGCGTCACATTCTCTCTGCGTGTACGTCTTACCAAGCACAACGTCAGATCCGGTAATACCCGCGCAGACTGTCCAGATTCCTGCAATATCTTTATAAGGCTTGTACCGGATGCCCTCGATCTCCTCCAGGAGTGGAGAAGTTAACGAGAGCGCAGCGCCAAATAAAGCGTATGCCGCGCTTCTCTGTAAACTCATGATTATTTCCCCCTGATTCGAATTGCCTCTTTGATATCTTCACGATCCAAAGCCTCTCGCAGCGCCTTGCTATCTTTCCAGCGCAAGTAAGCGCCCCAAAATCCAAAGGCAGCCATAAGTACAAGGCCAGCAACCGCAATTGTAATTTGACCTGTTGCCGCTCCAGCCAGTGACGCGCCTCCGGTGCTGGTGGTAGCTGCGTTTAAAAATTCTCTCATAATCTGATCTCCTTGTTTTAAATGTCAATAGTCAAGTGTGTGTATGTTAACCAGCAACGAGTAAAAACAAAACAATAAAAAAAGGGCTAGCAAATGCTAACCCTTTGTAAGCTCATGAAGTTAAATGTTAATCAACCCGTAAAAACTCCAGATAATGCCCCTTTAGCGGCGCAATAATGTGCTGCCCTGATTCATCTTTAATCTTATACATCCCGCCAGGTAAAGTATCCGCCTCGTACACAAAGCCCTCGTAGTAAGGCAGTGTTTTAGATGAATTCTCAACGCATTTAACTTTCATTATTTTGACTCCATCATTTCAGGGTAGAACATAAATCTCCCGATCTCGCCGTGCTCTTTGTCGTAGATGATAACCGCCGCGCGACGACGAGAGCGCCAGCCGCCGCGTGCCGCATACGCATCTTTAGCCGCCATAGTGCTGTGAACTTCAACAATCCCCAGGCTGGTTTCTGTTACGGTCTGGTGATGCCAATGGCCTACATGAGCATACATTGATTTTGATTTGCCAAAATCCTCGCGCCAATCTGCCGCACACATCATCAATAACGTTTCAGGCTTGCGCACGGTGTGACCGTGATGATACGCGAGGAAGGTTTTTCCGTACTGCGTGTGATGCACCACGCGGGGAGAAACATCAACCGTAACTCGTGGCTCGTTTTCGTATGCCGCAGCCATTGCTGCGCGTAGCCAGATCATGCCTGATTGGTCATGATTGCCCTCGATCACCTGAATTTCAACCTCTTTGTGCTTGGTCAACATCAAGGAGATAGCGCGGCGCGTTGCTCGGATTGCGACATAAACAAGTTTGGCGTAGCGGCTATCCTGATCCAGAACGTGACCGCTGGCAGGTGTTACAGCCTCAAGGCCGTCACTGTGAAGCATATCTCCACCAATCAGGAGCACGGCTTTCTCGCTATTTGGCGCACACTCAACCGCATAATCAAAGAAGTCATTCATGACATTTTCGGCTGTTGCCGTATCCCAATTCTCACCACACTCATGCTTGTGAGCCATTGCGCCAATGTGCATATCAAAGATTGGGTATAGCGCTAGGCTCTCGCTGTAGTCTTTGCGGCTTTCAGGCTGAGGATCAAGGCGTGGCACTTCCTCTGCGAATGCTTCCATAGCGGCTTGCATTAATGCCTCCAACTGCTCTTTATCCTTGTTGGTGATAGTCCAGCGCATAACTTCCTCGCCGTTCGCACGCGTAAGGACTGACTCGCGAACAACCGCAAAACCTGGAGCGCCTTTCGCGTCAGTCTCACCCTTGCGAGCAAGGTTTGCCGCTCGTCGCTCAACTGTGCGAACATTCAAGCCAAATTCCTCCGCGATCTGCTTGTAGGTTTTACCCTCCGCTCGTGCGTCTTTAAACTGCTGGTCTGTCATTTTCTGAATCATTAATTTTTCCTCTTAAATCACATAACAAGTGCGTACATAACAACGGCGGCAATGATAACGGGCATTGGAAGAACAAGCAAGCGCCACATGATAACTATTCTCCTTTGTAATACTTTTTCGGCTCTCTAATTTTTTCCATTGCTTCTTTGAAGTCGATTTTTGTCGGGATTGCTGGAACGCGATGCATTTTGCGCGGCCTCTCGTGCAAGTAAGTCATTTTCCCGTTGCTGATAATGCTAACATCAGCCAGATCAAAGATTTTAGCAATTCGTGCTATATCGTCTGCCATTCCGGTTTCTTTGGCGTGATTCCAAACGGCCTCGCGGCCTTGCTCAACCTTCATCTTTGCCCTCCATCGACGCGACGATTGAACGAATTCCGCGCTCCTCATACTTGAAAACTGGCGCGTGTCCGGTTGCGATTTTCAGCCAAATCATAGCCGCAGCCCAATCAAGGTCGCCACCGCCGACAACGCCCAACTCAACGGCCTCGCGTGCTGCTTGCTGTGCAATTTCCATGGCTGCTTTGCTGTAGATTTTCATTTCGTTTTCCTCAGTGGTTTTCGTTGGAAATGATTATGCCCGACTTTAGTCGGGCATTTTTAACCAAAAGTGCTATTTAGTGAGACGCTCGCTTTTTAAGATCTTGCCACATTTCACCTAGATCATCAGCAATCTTGATGTGCCACTTCTCAAGAGGTAGATTTGCGGTTTCCTCAAAGCTCATGTCAAGAGCGCTGGAAAACTCCCACGGGTCAACCCCTATCACATCCTTGATGTGTGGATTTAGGTCAATAGCCTGGCACACCATTGCGCGATACAGCAGAAATAAACCAGTCTCGTTTAGTGTTACATTTCTCTCGCCCATTAAATCAACTCCACTATTTTGATGATTAGCGCAATGAGCGCGTAAGAACAAAAACCGCCGCCGATCATGAATGCACAAAGCATTCCAAGTGCTGAAATATCATCTTTCATTAAAAACTCCTTGCTTTGGCTCGCTTGTTTTTTACAGACGGGCAAATATCGCTGATTTTCACGTAGTGAGTTTGTTGCGTTTCTCCCTCTTTCAATTTGCGCATCACAAAGATCACACTGCCTTTGTTGTTGCCGCTAACTGGCTCACCTGTCAGGCCGGAAATAAACGCTAATCGTCCGGTTCGGGAATATTCGCGCCCTTCTTCATCTTTCCAGGTTTCGCCAGTAATCCAGATGATTTCCGCAGCATGTTTCTGCGCATCGCTAAACCATGCCGTTGAGTTATCGGCTGGAAGCAATATGTCGATCTGGTTTTCGTGCTCCATTTGCTCAATGGCCTTGAGCACAAACGGATCTGGATTCGAATATGGAGGATTCAGCCATACGTGCTTCTTGCTACCCCACCAACGCTTTAAGCAGTTTGTTTCCTTGCTGTAGAATTTTTCACAGACTTTATTGTCCTCGCTAGCCGCAGCATCAAGATCATATTTACCGTAGCGGCTTTCCATATACGCGACAACATCGCGCGGAGTAGCCCAAAGGTCACGGACAACATCTGGAGTGTTGCTTCCGGCGTAACGGTTGCCTGTAACCTTGTAACCTTGTAATACTGGCATGGTTTCACGGCCTGGTAATGACCGCCTGAGCGCAGGGCTATGTCTGAATACTTGCCGTGCTGCAATTCGTGAAAGTCCATTTCATCAACCTGCTCGATACCATCAATTGTTGAGTTGTCCAGAATGTCTTTAGCCATTTTATTTCACCTCGCAAGTTAAAGTGTGCTGAAAGATTCCGACTCTAACATCAATTGTGCTATCGTTAACAGTGTAAAAAGCTGTTCCAATTGGCGTAAACAGCTTGTATTTATTTTTGCTGATATTATCCATTACAACGCCTGTGTTTTTACCTTTTACAACTTTCATGTATTCGCTTGTAACCTCAAACACTTCATTTCCGCAAATATATGCTTTTGGTTTATCCATGCAACCGACAATGGAAAGCGATAAAGCAACTACTGATAACATCTTTTTCATGGTTAATTCTCCGTGTTTGTTTCGTTGGGTGCATTATGGCGCATTCCTTTGCGCCTGTTTTAGCAAAAAGTGCTATTCACATAAAAGATCTGAGATCGCAATCTTGAATTGCTTAACGCCATAACACACAGCGGCAAATCCACCAAGCGCTCTGACCTTGCTCAAGAAAGCTTTCTGGTTATCGCTGACTGGTGAGGCTTTGCGCTTCCCTGATTTGTTGGCTTGCTTTAGCTCTATTGCTGCAAACGGGTATTTACCAGAACCAATCAGGATAACAAAGTCGGATACTCCTTTTAGCAATCCGGCCTGTTCGTCACGCAGCGCGGTGGTGATCGTCTTGCTCCCCTCATTAACAGTGTGCCAAAAGAGCAAGTGTGGGTAATGGTGGCGCAACCACGCCACACAATCAACCTGGTGTGAATCCTCCTTGCGTGTGTCGCTCGGATCCCGTTCGTAATATTCCAGATAATCGCCTTTGTCAGTAACCATATTCAAAACTCCCGATGATAAATAATGTCCTCTCCTTTCGCGTTTTTGCGATGCGTAACGCGTTTCGGAGCCATAATGTGATGCGCGTTTTGCATAATCTTGCGAGCGTTGCGATAGCTCGCAGTAACACCTGCAATCCTGCGATCTGCAATATGCTTGAGCGCCGTTTGCCTCCATAGCGTCTTGCAGATCTGGTTGTCAGACTCAGGGAAGAATCGCTCATAAGCTTTGAACGTTTCGCCGTGAGACTCAAGCTCATAACAGAACACGATCCCGCGCTGGTTTTTGGTCATGTCAACTCTGAATGATTTTACATTACACCAATCGTTTTTAGTGTAGTGCTTGCCGGATAACTTTTCGTTAGGGTCAATAAGCGACACGTCACAGCAACGGCAAATTCTAGCTGATATGTCGTTTTTAGTGCCGCAACCTTTAACGACAACCTTTTTCGTTCGCGGGTCTACCTGATCCTCGCACTCTCGATACTTCCAGAAATACTCACAGCGATTTCCGTTTTCGTCAACGTGAACGCAACGGCGTGCATAGAATGAGTTTTCCGTGCCGCAGTCAGGGCAGAATTTAGGATCTTTTCCGTTGTCGCCACGGCGCTGATACTGCGCTTGTTCCAGAATAGGATCAAAGTAAAGTTGCCCCAACTCGTCCATACATCCGGCAAAGTCGAGAACAAGGTGATCGTCTTTTTTAAATCCTTGCTCAATGTGCCATTTCTTTAACAGTCGCATACCGCGCCCCAAAAGCTGGATCAGCAGTGTAAGCGATCCTATTTTGCGCAGGATAACGGAAGTATCCCAATATGGAACGTTTACGCCAGTTGTTAGTGCTTGAACCTGGAAAATGTATTTTACTTTTCCCTCGAATGCCTCTTTTAACCATTCCTTACGTTGTTTCTCTCCGGTCTTGCCAGTGATGATCCTGTATGTTGCCCCTGGCGGAAGTGCGGCGGCGGCCTCTTTACAGTGACGCTCACCCGCGCAAGTTACCAGCACGCCGTTGCGGTCTTTGCAGATCTCATGAACGCGTGCCATGATTTTTTGCGTCATGGTTGCATCTTTATGGATCTTCTCCTCCATCTTCCTGAGGGTTTTCTGGTCAAAGTCTGCTACGCCGTCCTCGCTGGATGCCGTGAACTCTGAAAGGTCATAACCCAACCCATCTACGCAGCCAAAGTTTGTAGGCACAACGGAGCCGAACTTGATCAGGTAGTTGGTATCAATGTTCGTTACCTGCTCGCGCCAGAATCCGCGCTGGCGCTTATCTTCCACCAGGATTGGAACCACGCCGCGAAACTCAGATCCGGTCATTCCAAAAATGCGCAACTCATGCCCGTATGTCTCTTTGCATCGGCGCTGCATTTCACGAATGATAAGCGTGTACTGCGTGCGTCCGGTTCCCTCCATTGGTTCGCCGTCATTGTTTAGAGCGCGGGATCCGTCACCATTCAGGACAATCTCGCCTTTTTTCGTGGTCATTTGCTCCCACGGCTCCTCGTTTTCGATTGCCTCCGCTAAATCCTCCCAATCTACTTGGTGGCATTCGTCAATCCCGATAACGTGTGGCACGTAGTCACCAAGCGCCTTAAAGAGTCCATTTGAAACGGTTCCCTCGGAACCAACAACGATGGGGAAGTGTACTCCCTTGAGTTTCAGCGCCGCGCAGTAAACGGAGTTAGGCACGCCGAAATTACTGATCTCCTCTGAATCCTGATCTACGATCTCACCCTGGCGAGCAAGAACCATCATTTTAAGCCCCATTCTCTGGCACTGAGCCGCTACCATTGCAAAAATCATGGTTTTGCCAGCAGATACGGACGCTTTCACAAAGAAAGGATGCTCGTAATTTTTCATGCGTTTTGCGATCTCAGTGTAAGCAACGCACTGGTAAGGGTATGGGGTGATTTCGCCAAACGTAAAGCGATTTTGAATTGCCTTGATTACCGCCTCACCCAAGGCGGAAAGCTGTTTATCAATGTTTGGAATTGCCATTTTTAACCTTTATTCGTTAACCGATTGAATGTATAATAGCGCATACGTTTTGAATGTTTTTAGCAAAAAGTGCTATCGGAGGTTTTAATATGAAAATTGCTGCATCAACTGGCGAAATTGACAAGCGCACAATCAATGGCAACAACGGTGTAAAGCGCGGTAAGGACAAGAAAAAGCGCAAGCGAAAAACAGGCTACTACGTTCTAAAGGATGAAGTCAAAGCCGGATTGCGTGCTCGTCTGGATGCCGTTTGCGAATATTACGGATCTCAGGCAGAAATGACAAGGCGCTTAAAGGTTACTCACCAGGTTATCCAGCAGTGGCGCAAGCGCGGAATGATTTCCGTTTCTGGAGCCGAAAAGGTTCACGCCGACTATAAGCGAAACGGCTGCAAGGGCTATCGCGCTTCATTCTGCCGTCCAGATCTGAGATTTGACTCAAACGGCAAAGCGCTAACGACGAAATGTGACCGATACGAAATGCTGCGCGTAGTGAAAGAGTCGGACTTCATAAACAGCACAAATAGCTAAATCAAAGATCGCGTATCTGGTATCATCCGGCTACGCGATTTTTTTATTGGAGCGAGTCATGCAAGAAGTACACCCAAACATGATGTTTCAGAAAGAGGACGTTTTGCCGTACATGAAAGGGATGTGGCGCGATGCGCTACAAAGCCTTTGCGGATTGAGCAATGACGTTTTCAACAAGAAACACCAACCTTGCCCCCACTGCGGAGGTAAAGACAGATTCCGCTGGACTGACAAACTTAGCACTGACGGAGACGGCGGCGCAGTGTGCAACGGTTGTGGGAACGACAGCGGTATTGGCTGGCTAATGAAGCTCACTGGCGAATCATATAGCGAGTGCATCAACATCTTAGGGCGCTTTCTCGGAAAGGTTCCTCAGGAGTATATAGTTAAGGCGAACAAGCGAGCCTCCAGCGCATCAGGTTACTCTTTCGGATCCCAGGCTCCACATGAAAACTGCGTTGCAGTAATGGAGAGAACCAAAGGAGTGCTAAAAACGCCTCTAAGCGTTTTTGAGGGCATCGCTACGCCAGATGATGAAATGTACTCTGTAGGCGTAAAATCGCTGGATAACGGCGGAGAATCGCTTATTCATGCAATCCCTTGCTACCTTGTGCATGGCGATGGCTTAGATGATGAAATGTGTAACATCCTCATGATTGACGAGCTAGGCGAGAAAAGTTTCTATGCAAAGGACTATACGCGCGGCTCCGTTGCGGTGACTGGTAAAACTGACAACACGATCTATCTGTGCGTTGATTGGGTTGACGCTCAACACATTCACCTCTCTACAGGCCAGGAGGTGTGGGCTTGCTTCTCAAGTTATAACGTTGAGATTGTTGCGCACAGATACAAAGGAGATCGAAAGATGCGCGTAGTGTGCAGGTCAACTGATCAGGATGTAATAATTGCCGCTGAGGAGAGAGGACTTGACGTGATGCTTCCTATTAACGATAATTTCCGGCAAGGGATAGAGCGAAAGCTTTACAAGCCGGAAACTTTACTCCCGACACGGTAAACCATTGCTTTCTTGCCCCGCTTCGGCGGGGTTTTTTTATGCCTTGCGCAATGCTATAATCCGACTTGTCATTAACAAAACGTGCTATTTTGGGAGATTTTACATATGGCTATTTATCGCACTGGTCAAGCGTCAATGGACGCTAACGGCTATATCACTGGTTACGGAACAAAGTGGAAAACAGCATTAACGCTGATTCGTCCAGGTGCAACAATCGTGTTTGCATCCAATCCGGTTGCATACGCAACAATTAGCGAGATCGTGAATGATACCTCACTGCGTGCCACGTCTACTGGCGGCGCGGTAGTTCCTCGTGGAGACTACGTGATCCTGCTTCATGACTCAATCACTGTTGACGGCCTGGCGCAAGATGTTGCCGAAACTCTGCGTTATTACCAGGGTCAGGAAACAATGTATCAGGAGTTTGTTGACTTCCTGAAAAGCTTTGATTGGCAAAAGCTTGAAGAAATTGAGCGAAATACTAAGGCAAGCGAATTGGCAGCAGGCGCAAGCGCAAAAGCTGCGGCGCAAAGCGAAAGCAACGCAAACGCAAGCAAGAATGCGGCGGCTGCATCAGCAACAACCGCAAGCCAGCAAGCAAGCTCAGCGGCATCATCAGCAAGTGCAGCAAAAACCAGCGAGAACAATGCGGCATCGAGCAAAACGGCGGCGGCTAACTCCGCTAGTTCTGCGGCAAGCTCAGCGACAACCGCAAGCCAGCATAAGGATGCTGCGGCTGCTAGCGCCAGCGCTGCGAAAACAAGCGAGACAAACGCAAATGCAAGCAAGACGGCGGCGGCATCATCAGCAAGCGCGGCGGCTAACTCTGCAAGCGCCGCTTCTGGATCTGCAACTGCTGCCAAAACGTCAGAGACTAACGCAAAAACGTCAGAGACTAACGCCAAAACGTCAGAGACTAATGCGGCATCAAGCAAAACCGCTGCGGAGGCATCGGCTACCACGGCAACTCAGCAAGCGGATCGGGCAAAAACGGAGGCGGATAGAGCTGCTAGCGCTAACCCTGACAACCAGTTGAAGAAAGCTAATAACCTGTCAGACGTTGCGAACAAGGCAACCGCAAGAGCAAATCTACAGGTTGATAGACTTAATCAAGATTCGACAACTGAAACTAAGGTATTGTCAGCCGACGGGGCGCAAGCTCTCATTACTCCAAATGGTAGCACTTGGGGATTGTATAGATTTGGGTCTGGTTGGATTCCTCTCGGCGTTGATCAGGGCGGTACAGGTGCAAAGAATGCTGCTGACGCTCGCACAAACCTCGGTTTGGGAAGTGCCGCCACCAAAGATGTTGGCGCAAATATTGGTAATGTCTTAGGAGTTGGATACTTTGGTTTCGGAACTCCAGGCACTAATATTTTAGCAAGTACCGAATCAGGATTTTATGGTGTTGACGACTCTGGTACTGCCTGGGCTCCGCAAGCAGGATCAGGGATCGTATGCGGGTATGACCCTGCGCGCCGACAGCAAATATTTACAGGAGTATCCGGCAATCTTTTCGTCCGGAACCTGGCTAGTGCTGCTATGAATACTCCTTCGTCCACCATTCCATGGACACAGATGCAGCCTGTTGGAACATCAGATATTAATTTTAAACACGTCAAAGGCGATCTCGATGTTGCTGATTCTCTTGAAAACATCTGTCAAATGGAGTTTAAGCGATTCTACTATCTTGATGATGATGAACAGACAGAGCGCCGTGGCGTAATTGCTCAGCAGATCGAACAAATCGACAAGGAATATGTTCACTCTGCTGAGGGCGTAGGGAAAGTGACGCTTGACCTTAACCCACTGATGATGGATGCTCTGGCCGCCATTAAGGCATTGCGTGCGCGTGATGATGAGAACAAGGAGAGGATCGCAAAACTTGAGGGCGAGGTTGAGGAGTTGAAAGCTATGGTTGCGGCATTGATTGCCAAATAAAAAAAGGAGCCGAAAGGCTCCTTTATTTTTAGAATGGGATATCGTCGTCAAAGTCAATCGGAGGCTCTTGGCTCTTCCGTGGCTGGCTCTGCGCTTGCTGTCGCGGCTGGCTTTGCTGTTGTGGCGCTGCGCCTCCGCGCTGGCTAAACAGCAGTTTCGGGAAGTCTGCCGCTTGCATGGTGACATACGTTTTACCCTCGTACTCTCGCAATTCAGCTTTGAGCACTTCGCAAGAAACTGAGATCACCTTGCCAACCTGGAATGCTTCATCATACCAGTTTTTCATTCCCTCAGATCCGGCGCGAGCGTTAAAGAAAAATGTGTAGTTCGTGTATTGAGCGTTACCTTCTCGATCCTTATATCGCTCGGATAATTCAACTACGTATAGTGTGCCGTTTTGGGTCTGTTTGATTCGAGGCTCTTTTCGAATTTCTCCGGTGATAATGTGCATTGCTTTCTCCTGTAAAATTGGGGCAGCTAGCGCCCCGTGTGATTATTCAAAGCTGGTGATTGGCTGTGATTCTACAGCTTGCTTTTGCGGCTCGTCAACCTTAGCGGCAAGGTTTTGCTTTGGAGCTGCGGCGCTAAAACCGCGAGCGCTTCCTATCTCAATCTCTGCTTTTCGCTTCTCGTAGTGCTCTTTAATGATCACCTGGTTCGCTTTGTCGCTTGACTTCCACGCATCACGCAACACGCCTTGCAAGTCGTCTACAGTCTCGCACTTGTCGAGATCTCGTTTCCAATCCTGCGCAGACTTAACGGCAATTTGCGCGTCGTCGTCAGCCTGACTCAATCCGAAAGCAGCAGCAAGCGCATAACGTCGCCCGTATGTGAAAGCAGATCCTACGCCTTGCGGGTCGTTTTTGACTATTGGGATATCAAAGTAAAATTTAGCCCATTGACCGGAAATGTGGATCACGGTCGTTTCAACGCGCATTGTGCTTTCGATACGCTCGCCGTCCTGCATGATCATAAGTTTGTTTTCTGTCAATGCTGGCGTGATTGCATCAAGAACGCTGTCAAGAGTTGCGTATTTGTTTTTTAGGTGTGTGTTTTGGCGATCTTTCTTCACCTTAACAAACTGGCTGCGTGCTTTGTGCAGC